AATACCAATACTCTCTTAATGGAGGAGCTTATGTTGATGCATCAGGATTAACATCCCCAATAACAATCACAGGATTAACCAATGGTACAAGCTACACTGTGTTATTGAGAGCAGTCAATGCAGTAGGAAATGGTACAGCCTCTGGATCTGGTTCAGGAACACCAGGAACACCAGTAGCACCAGCACCTGCAACAGGAGCAAGAGGTGTAGCAGAATGGGGTACAAGTTTATTTACTATTGGAAATTTATCTAATATAATAGAAGTTAAGGCATCAATAACTGATTCAAATAATAATCTTTATATTACTGGACAATATCAGACAGGTTCAACCTCGAATCCTTTAACTATACCAAATATGGATCAAACAGCTTCATCTATTAGTTTACCAGGTGTTAGTACATCATTACCCTTTATAATTAAATACAATTCAAATGGTCAAGCAGCATGGGCAAATTATTTACCAGTAACTCAATCTATATCATCAGTGTCTATTGGTTGGGGAATAGCAAGAGATTCTAATAATAATATCTATATAACAGGACAATATACTTCAACTGTTGATGTAACAATTACAAATGCTACAACTTCATCATCAGCACCTATAGCTACAAGCCCTGCTCTTGTGTTACCTCTTATGACTACAGCACTCTTTTTAATTAAATATGATACAAATGGTCAAGCAGTATTGGCTACATATTTTAATGGAACTGGTACAGAAATAGGATATGGAATTACGGTTGATTCTCAAGATTCAGTTTATATAACAGGACAATATACTCAATCAACAGGAACTGTAAATGTATATGATGCCATCACTTCAGGAACACTTTCGACAACTACAACAGGTCGTAGACTAACTCTGGGAGCTACATCAACAAGTGCAGTCTTTTTAATTAAATACAATTCAAATGGTCAAGTACAGTGGGGTACTGTTTTTAACGGTAATTCATCAGATACAGGTTTATCTGTAAAAACTGATTCTCAAAATAGTGTGTATATAACAGGGTATTATAACTCGAATGGATCTGCAACTGTACCTATAGTTAACGCAATAAACGCAGGATCGGAGGGAACTCCAGGAGCAGTACTAGTGCTAACAACAGGAGGAATTATAACTTTACCAGTTACTGGGACAACTACAAATGATGGAGTATTTTTAGTTAAATATAGTGTAAGTGGTCAAGTACAAAGAGCTACTACGATTAACTTATCTACTACTGGTGAACGTGGTCAATCATTTGCTATAAGTCCTGTAGATAATAGCGTGTACATAACAGGGTATTATGGAGCATCAACAAATAATACTTCACCAGTATTACGAGAATCTGTAGCGTCTGGATCAACATATAATACATCACCTATTACATTAAGAGTCACTTTAAGTCCATCCGCAGCCATGTTTTTAATAAAATATAATTCAGATTTAAATCCACTATGGGCTACTTGTTTAGATGCTAGTGGTACTAGCGTTGGTCAAGATCAAGGAAATACAGTAGCAGTTGATTCTGCAAATAATGTATATGTAGCAGGATTTTCTACAATATCAAATCCTATTACAATATTAAATGCTAGTGGAAACAGTCAAACTGAATCATCAATTATATTAGCTTCATCAACCATAAATGATGTTGCAAATCGAGCAGCATTTTTAATCAAATATAATACATACGGTCAAGCACTATGGGCTACTTCTCTTAATGGAACTGATGCAGACCATGGTAATACCTTATGTATAGATTCAAATAATAATGTTTACATGTCAGGATTTTATACATCCTATACACCAATAACAATACAAAATGCTAGTGGAAACGGACAAACAGCTTCATCTATTATAGTACCATTAGGTCCTTCAGCATATGTAGTAAAATATAATTCAAGTGGTTCTGCTCAAGGTGCGATAGGTTTAAGAGGTGTTAATAATACGATTAATCATACATGTGAAACGAGATCTGTCATAACAGATTTATCTAATAATGTATACATTACAGGTACATATGGATGTTCATCACCAATATACGTAATGAATAAAGATAAAACGGCATCATCTATTCTATTACCATCATCAAGTAATAATGTTGGGGGATACTTGATAAAATATGATCCAAGTGGTATGGCAGTATGGGCTACTCCTATTAATAATTTGGCTTCAAGTATAAATAATTCTCTAGTATCAATCTTTTCTATAGGTGTAGATTCAAATAATGATGTATATATTTGCGGAGGGTATAATACTGTTTCAATATTTTTATATAATGCTATAACTACTGGCTCTTCTTATGGATTTTCTGTAGCAACAATACCATCTTCTTCATCAACTAATGCACTATTTTTAATCAAATACAATTCAAGTGGTGTATATCAATGGTATACAACTATTAATGGAACAGGTACAGATGTTGCATATCAATTGGATATAGATTCATTAAACAATATTTATATTGCAGGAGTTTATTCACAAACATCTGGTCCTATTGCATTAAATCATGCATCAGGTTCACCATCAGGTATATCTTTACCAGCATCATCAGGAGGTGCTTCGTCGTTATTAATTAAATATACTTCAAGTGGTAATGTACTATGGGCTGCATCTAGTAATGGTTCAAATGCTGGAAGTACAGTAGTAGATTCATCAAATAATGTTTATATAAGTGGTACATATACATCAGCATCATCTTTACAATTAAATAATGCATCAGGTTCCTCATCAGGATTATCATTACCATCTACAACAAATGGTAATGTCTATTTAATAAAATATGGTGCAAATGGTACTATACTATGGGCTACAAGTATTCCAACGGACAATATTAATACTAGAACCAGCTTAGGAACAGATACACTTGGTAATATTTATATAACAGGATATTATTCAAGATCATCTATACTATCTCCAATAGAATTAAATAATGCATCAGGTTCATCATCAGGAATGTCATTACCAACTACAAATAGTATTACTACAATATTCTTAATTAAATATGATCCAAGTGGTAATGTACTATGGGCTAATTATATTATGCCTAGTAGTAATAGTAATACATATGGTAATTCAATCTGTACAGATTCATTTAACAATGTATTACTCGGAATTAATTATGCAGAACCTAATTCTTTATTACCATTATATGATGTAACTGGTACTACTGTTTCTACTTCTTTAGTTTCATTACCTACAACAACAGATACGGCTAATCAGGCAGCAGGTATTGTTAAATATAATTCAACTGGTAAAGTCTTATGGGCTACTTACTTAAATGGTAAAGGTAGTGACTATACATATGATGTAATTACTGATTCAAATAATAATTTATATGCAGTAGGTTCATTTATTAACCCAGCTGATTTAACTATAAACAATGTAAATGAAGCAGGAACAGGTCAAACACCTTCTTCTCTTAGTATTGTTGGTGTAAGTGGTGGTGTTCCTTCAGCAGGATTCTTAATCAAATACAGTTAGATCCTTAATCAAAAAAACGAATAATACATTTTACATAGTAATACAAATGATATCTCTATTCGTCAACCTCAACAATATCACTATCAGAATCCGTTAATTCACTGACAACCTTTTTAGGTTTATCTGAAACATATTTTTTATAGTCTCGTCTAAGATCTTCTTCTTTTAACCATAAAACTTGACATTTATATCTTTTACTAATATCCATCATACCATTATTAAATATAGTTCGTAAATTTAATAATTGTTCTTTTGTAGTACGTAATAATCCAAACATTGTTTTATCTGCCTCTGATCTTTTTATTTTATTGGATGCAACATCCTGAATAAGCTGTCTAGAAGTTTGTAAAACGTGTCCATATAGATCAACACAGGCTCCAACAAACGCCTCATATCTTAATCGAATTTCATCACGTCTTATACGTCGTTTTTCACGTTGTTGTAAGAGTTGTTTCCATCTTAGTTCTGTGATTTCATTGGATAAGTACTGTACATTATATTTCGTATTATCTAAATCTTGTGCATTATTTGTTTGTGATGCAATTTCTACATGATGTATATGTGTAATAGTAAGTAAAGCTCTATATAAGAATGATGCATCCTCATGAGAAGCAGTATAACGACGATTTATTTCACGATCCCACGTATATGCATTAGGTAGGTTTGCACCACAAGGAATATCACCAGGGTCTCGAGGCATTACGCCACCATTTGCGGCTCTAAGATATTCAAAATAGTGAGGATTATGGATTCTACCATGTGTTATTTTTTTACCAGAGACCCAATCAAATGGTGTATTACAATTTGTACAGAACATGAGGCTGCAGCCGTCAATTTTAAATATATTTGTACCACAATCAGGGCATGGTCGAGTCTCTTTTTTTAATGCACGAACAGTAGCTACAGTATCAGGATTACATTCATGTTCTGCATTACGATCAATTCCTTTTATTTCTCTGCAATCAGGGCATACATGAACATCACACACACCACATTTATAAGCTTGTGAGAGAAATCCTCGACATCCTGTAGCAGGACAAGGCATTACAAAGACACGTTTTGGTTCATTGGTTTCTTTTGATTTATTAAATGGATCACGACCATTATTATAGGTATGAATAATAGATGTAAGACGATCATGTTCCTTCATTTTCTCCATGATCTGCATTTTTAATTCTATAATTTCTCGACTTAATTGTTCATGTCTAGGTTCATATTCTTTTGCCCTTTTTTTATTTTCAAGAATAACTTGTGCAGCAGGAAGACGAGATCTTTCACGATCAAGTAGGACATTTTGACGATGCTTTTTATAGTCGTTATTAATCCATGTTGTTAAAAGAATCGAATCTAGAACTTCACGAGTCCAACCACGACGACACCCCATACAATGTGGATCTTCTGCCGTATTTAAAAGATAGGTTTGTGTACATTTAACACAAGCTTTAATATCACAATAGGGACATGCTGCTTGTTTTCTATTAGGTTGTTTTGTGAATTCTTCAAGACAAACTGTACACGATTTTTCCATTTTTTCCTGCTTTATTGTACTTTTAAAAATTGATTCATATCAATTTCAATTTTTAGGTATTATAAACAAATAAAATGGCAGCAGAGCAACACGAGACAACCAACCAACCACCAAACAAACAGCCTCTAAGAGGTATTGTAGGATTAGCAAATCTTGGTAATACCTGTTATATGAATTCAGCAATACAAGCCCTTCGTCATTGTCCTGAATGGACTATTCTTTGTAAAAAAGACGGAAAATTAGAAGAAAGTATAGTAGATCCAGAATCAAAAACTGCAAAAATAACAAGCGCTTATCAGGATCTTATACATAGTTTATGGGCAGGTTCTGAACCATCTTTTGTAAGACCTATTGGATTTTATACTCAACTCAAAGAAGTTGTAAAAGGAACTGTATATGATGATTTTATAAGACGTACCCCACAAGATGCACATGAATTTCTTGTATGGCTTTTAGATCAATTGTATATGGCAACACAAAGAAGGGTTGAAATAAGTATAGTACATGAATCAACAATAATGACAATAAATGCAGCAAAAGGGTGGAAGGCAGCATTTGAAAATCAATATAGTCCGTTAACAGATATGATATTTGGAATGGTTCGTATTCAATATAGTTGTGGAAATTGTACAGCAGTTCATAATCGATGGGAAACATTTAATACCTTAAAAGTTTCCTTGTGTAAAGATTTATCCTTATTAGAATGTATAGAATCTGAATTCAAAGATGAAATTATTGATGATTATTTATGTGAAAAGTGTAATAAAAAATCACAGACTTTAAAACAATCATCAATATGGAAATTACCAAAAATATTAACTATAACTTTAAAACGATTTACACCCTTTGGAACAAAGGATCTTACTAAATTAAATTATTACGGTACTGCAATAGAATTATCAAGTGTATTTAGTGAAGAATCACAAGAGTCTACAAAAACAAAAACATATTCACTCTTTGCTACTATTGATCATCATGGACATCATGGTGGGGGTCATTATACTGCACAATGTTTGAATCCAATATGGAAACAATGGCATCGTTATGATGATGAAGTTGCTATGAAACTTGATAAACCATCTTTTGGATATGAAACTTATATGCTATTGTTTAGATGATCTGAACATGAAGTAGTAAAATAAGAATCTAATAAATGTTTGCATAAATCCTTATCATTATTATTATCCTTCATACATTGAACAAATTCTTTTGGAAGATTTGCTTCATTTTTTACCATTGTATCTTCATGATGTACGTGATTTACTATAGGGTTTGAACGAAATATATTATGGGCAATTGCTTGACCTGCACCTAGACCAAATCCTTGCCACATGTTTGAAAAGAATCCAGGTTTTTCATGTTGCATATGTTGTTGTATGGATGTTGGTGTTTGTACTATTGATGGTGTTTGTGGTGGTATTGGTATTATCTTTGGAGAAGAATAGGATCTACGTGATGAAAAGGATGAACGTGGTGAAGAATAACTACGTGAAGAAGACGAAGAACTACCTCGAGGCATTTTTCTATATCTTCTATTTAAAATTATTTAAATCCAATTTTTATTACATACTTCCACGAAATCCTTCAATACGTCCATCAGCTAAAAATAAAGTTTTGATTCTTCCTATAAACCCAGTAGGTCCACAAATACGAAAATGAACATGTGGTTCTAAACGACCTTTAATAGGAACTGTATAAGCTTGTGGTTCACGGACTTTTAAAATTGCCATTCCTTGTGCATCTGCAGTAGCTACTCCTGCATTTTCATAATTTCTATAAGCACCTTTATATGTAGGTACTTGTCCATCATTATCTGCAGGTTCAGAAGCCCAGTATATAACTTTATTTCCAGGTTCTACACGGACTTGAACAGATCGGGTAGCTCCAGCAGGAATTTGATCTGGTAAAATGGAACAAGGAAAAACAGATTCTCCTAAAAATGGTAAATAGGTATCTCGATTAAATGCAATGGATAATGCTGAAATTCCAACCAAAATATAAATAATACGAGATATGATTGATTTACCAAATAATCTATCGACGAGATTTATTTTTGAAAAACCAATTAATCCCCAGTTTATAGCACCGATTAATACAAAAATCATTGCCATTTTATACATTAATTTACTCAAATATTCAGTCTCCATTTCTATTGTATGCTGACAGAATATTTATGTTATATGGTGGTTATTTTATGTGTTTATGCATAATATTTATGTTATGCGTACATATGTAAAGCTGAAATATTCTTTTCTTTTTTCTTCAAGAATAAATCTACATGTTCTTTTTTAAGGACAAATGGTAATGTAAAGTCTTTGATATGAAATGGTAAATCTTTTGAATTAAACATACGGAGCATATTAACTTTTTGAGCAATTTGTTCGATACAACGTTTTAATTCTCTTACACCAACTTCTTCATTTGCATAATTTTCAATGATATGTGTAATACATTCACGACTAATACCGATTTTTTCAGCAAGATCAACTTCTTTAAGAGCAGATGGAAGTAGGTAATTTTCCGCAATAGCAGTTTTTTCCTTGAGATTATATCCTTGTAATTGTACAACATTCATACGATCTAATAAAACTTTATCAATACGATCAAGATAATTGGCACTAAAGGTAAACATGACTCTGCTTAAATCAAGAGGTATACCTGTTAAATATTTATCTTCAAAATCGCCATTTTGTACAGGATCAGTTATATGAACAAGTAAATTTTGTACTTCTTCTCCTTTTGGTGTTGAACTAATTTTATCAACTTCATCAAACATCATGACTAGACTCATGCTTTTTGCAGCACATAATGAATTTACGATTTTACCACAATGACTTCCTTCATAAACAAGTTGATGACCAGTATATGTACTTGCATCAGAATCACCACCTAAACTTATAAATTGAAATGGCCATTGTAATGCTTTTGCAACACCGTTTTTGATTAAACTCGTTTTACCTACCCCTGGTTGACCCGTTAATAATAAGCTAAGACCACGACCATTTGGATTGGCAATTTTAGTACCAATAAATTGCAAGATTTGTAATTTAGATTCTTCTTGACCATATATAGCTTCATCTAAGCATTTTCTGGCTTTTTCCATAAAGCTTGAGCAAGTTTCAGAACCATCTGATAATTTTACAGGAAGTTCCTTGTAAATTCCAAGAGGAATACTTGTAAATTTTTCCAACCAATTACGTTGTTTGAAATATTCACTTGTGCCTGGATCAAGACTTTGAAGTGAATTATATTTTCCTAGGACCATACATTGAATGTCTGTAGGAAGATTCATGGTAAGAATTTTAAACATTAATCCTTGTTGAGCAGATGGAGATTTATTTTTAGATTCAAGAACATTTATAAGTTTTGTACGTTGTTCTTCTGATAATGCCTTAAATTGATCTATTTGTCCATCAATAGTGTCTTCATCTGAAGGTGTAGTAATAAGTTTAACAAACTTTTTAACTTCTGCCGATTCTTTTTTCATATTATGTCTTTTTGGAATTAATTTATCGTTTGGATCATCTACACCAAAACTAACTATAATTTTATTATCCTCTTCATCTTCTTCGTCATCATACTCTTCATCGTCTTCTTCATCATATTCTTCCTCTTCTTCGACTGTACCATCTTCTTCATCATAATCTTCAGAATCTTCTTCAGATTCATCTTCGGTTTCTGTTTCTTCTTCCGAGGATGATTCTACTACATATTTTTGAAGACGATGTTTCTTTTTCTTTTTTTCTACTTGTACATCTTCTTCTTGTTCTTGTATTTTTTGTTTAAGACGTTTAGTTTCTTCCTTGAGTTTTCTAATTTTCATATTGAGTGAGTCAGAATCTTCTTCAGAATCATCTGTATCAACCCTTTTCTTTTGTTTTTTAGATTCACCACTTTTTTTATTTTTTAATGCATTTCTAGTTCTTCTTGCTACTGGTGATTTTGCACTAGTTTCTGTATAACTATCATCAGTAAGAAAAGAATCTTCAGAATCATAATCATAATCAATTAATCCTTTAATATTTCCTTTACTATCAAGACTTTCATCTTCACTACTGGTATCTCCACCACCACGTCTTTTTTGAGATTTAAAACTCTTCTTGTCTTTCTTGCCCATTTTTCTATCGTGTCTATTCTTGTCTTGCGGTGTCATCTTAAAGTGGTTTTGCTTTTATGATACAAAAATGCGCTTTAAATGAATCAATTTTATATTCTATTTCTAAAATGTAATATAAAATTGCATATAAATCATAACTAAAAAACTACTTATTTACGACGATTACGACGACTACGTTTACGACTTACTAAATTACGAATTGCAGAGTTTGCATGACCAGTAACTGATTTACCAATACGGTTTACACCACGAATACCAGTTTTTGCAACAGAATTTACAGAACTAGTTACAGTGCCAACTGCATTTTCAGTTGCTTGTAATAAATGGCTTACCGGGCTATAAATTTTTCCAAATAAACCACCACCACGTGATTTACGATGTGATGTTTTACGATGTGATTTACGATGTGATTTACGATGTGATTTACGATGAGTTTTACGATGTGATTTACGAGATCCACGACGAGATTTTGCCATTTTCCTTTCTATTAAACGCAACTAAAAAATATTATTTACTGGCTCTAAAAATATCTAAACAGTCCATAATGGTAAAAGAAGCTTTTCGGGTTAGTCCGGGATACATTGATGTACGATTTGTTAAAATGTCTTCCAAAAGGGGTTCACAGGAGACTGCCAATTCTTTACGAATAGTAGTCAATTCACTAGTTTTAGTATTTTGAAAGGCACGTGTCATTCGTAATAAACAATCAACATATTCTTCCACTAAATGCTGTTTTTCTAAACCATCTACCGCATGAAGTTTTAACTGATCAAGAATCATTATATATAATTTATTCAATTGTTCAAGTTTTAATACACCATGACTTGCCAATTCACCTAAAAATTGACTATATCCTAAACGATGGATTTTTTCACGATTACGTTGTACATATTGTTCATAACTACTACATTGTTCTTCTGAGACTTCTTCAAAAATTTCCATGTATTTTTGATGTAAATCATTTAATTCATCAATTAAACTCGAATGTTTAACACTTAATTCACCAATCATTCGGGCATATAATGGGCAAAATGTTGGTTCACTGGATGCTTTTTTAAATACAAGGAGCATGAAATTATGTAAAAATTCTTTTTCATCACTATTAAGAATTTGTTCTAAGAATTCTTTAACATCATTATAATTGGCTGTGCTAAATTTATTTAATTTATTTAAAATAACTTGGTTTAATATTTTATCTTCTACAGCAACTTCTGAATTAGTAAATTTACTAACATATTTACCAGGTCTATCATGATGATGTTGTCCATGACCTCCAGTTGGTCCTCCTCCACGAGAGGCCTTCCATTTTCCTCGACTTGCCCCGTTTGATCCAGTAGGTCCTTTTCTCCAAGATATTGTACCATTACCATCTACGCCTTCAGCACTTTTGCATAAATCACGTACCATATGAATACGTTGTATTATATCAAGCGATAAGTTGCCATTTCCACTTGAGCAAAAGGTTTGACGTAATTTAAGAATATCATTAATAGCAGTTTCTACTACTGGATTTTCCGTAGACATACTAGTACCGAGAAAATTCATTCCCGTATCTATACGTATTAATGAATGCGTCTTTTAACCCTTGTATTTCTTGATTTATTTAAAATAGGTGGTATGAATATTGAACATATTTTAAAAGAATCGGAGCTAGAAAATCATATTGGTTTATTTAATTTCCCATTGGAATCAGGAACAGTTGAATTTAAAAAGACTATTCGAAATTGGATTGTATCAAAACCAGTGCTAGAAAAAAAACAAGCAGATATTAAGAGTCTACGAGACTTTCCAGAACTTTTAGAAATAAATCACAAGAAACTTGAATCCTTAAAAGAAGAAGAAAGTCTCATATTACATTACAAGGCCACAGAAACAAGTAAAGTGGCAGAAGGACAGATATTTTTCCAAGGAGATAATACAAAATCCTTAAATTTTATACCCTATTTTATAGCCCTTTGTGTTTTTCTCAAAATTTGGATTGCACCAGCAATGGCACTTTTAATGCCTCTAGTATTGGCTGTAATGCCTTATATAATTATGACACAAGTCATGAATATGCCAATTGAGTGGGAAATGTATACTGTATTAATGAAACAAATGATTTTTGGATTACAAAATGGCGAACCATGGAAATTAAAACATTATGGACAAGCTGCATGGACTATAGCAAGTGTAGGACAAGGTATTGTACAACCGTTTATTACAGCCTATCATACCTATAATTTAAGCAATGAAATTACCAAACGAGGACACGCATTTATTAAAATACATCAAACAATTTCAGAAATTCTTGACGAATATAAGAAAAAATGCAGATTATTTCAAACGTTTCATTTACCAGATATTTCAAATGATCCACTTCAAGCTGCTGCATGGATTGATTCTGAACCACTGGGAATGAAGTATTTTTGGAAAATTGTTGGACAAGTGGTTGTTTATACACAATTGGCGAGAGATTCTTCATGGATTCCTGTCAAGTGGTCTGACAACACCACAAAATCTCTTTTACTTGAACCATTTTCAGATTTGGCAATAGATTTCAAAAAAGCAGTGAAATCATCTTTAAATCTAAAAGGTCATAGTTTACTAACAGGTCCAAATAGAGGTGGTAAATCTTCTAATTTAAGAGCAATCTTGCAACAAGTTCTGTTAGGACAAACTACAGGATTTACATTTTTAGCACATGGAAGTTGGAAACCATTTTCAACAATATTTACAAGATTAAAAAGTCAAGATACGGCTGGAAAAGAAAGTCTATTTGAAATGGAAGTCCGTTTTGCTAGTCAAATAATAAATACAGTAAAAAAACAAGAAAAACATGTATTAGTATTAATTGATGAAATATTTCACAGTACAAATCCACCCGATGCAGAAACAAGTGCCAAACTCTTTTTAGAAAATCTTTGGAAACACAAACATGCTAAAAGTATAATTAGTACGCACATTTTTAGCTTGTGCGAAGGAAAGCATCCGATCCAAACCTTTTGTTGCAATGCTGAAGAACAAGATGATGGAAAGTTAAAATATTCCTATAAACTTACGGAAGGAGGTGTTTGTAAAGTTAGTAGCGTTCGAGAAGTCTTGGTAGAATCCGGATTAATGTGCGCTTAAATGGAATGTAAAAAAGACCATAGAACATCAGTAGCATGATGGCAGTTAGCGATGGTGTAGTTATTGGAATTGTTCTCGGTCTTGTTTTTGCAGCCGTAAGTTATTATTTATATAGTCGTCAAACCCAATTGGAACGTAAAGTTGGTTTAATGGAAAATATTTTACTTGATTTAAAAGTAGCCACAGAACAAACATTATTATCTTCAACAGAACCTGATGAATCAGATAAATTAATTACAACTAATGGAGGATTATATGAAGGTACTATGTCAGATGAATATATTGAACCAAATCCTACAGTTCCTATGCATATTTTTGAACAAAATACCATAACTGAACAACATGAAGATGATACCTCTCGTGAAATGTTTGTAGATAAAACACCCCGAACCCGTACACCACCAGCAAGTGTACATGTTGAACGTGAACCTACAACTTCTTCTGTATCAGTCAATTATGAATCCATGACATATAAGGAACTCACACAACTTGCTAAACAAAAAGGTATTAGTGGTCTCAGAAATTTAAGTAAGGCACAAGTTATTGAAGCAATCCGTAATTTTGATAATGGTATAACATCCTCGACAACAACAAGTATACTAGAAAGTTGGAAGGCAACCACTACAATGAATGATGATTCAAATCAAGGAACAACTTTAGAAAATCTTGCATCAGCACAAGATACATTAACAACAGATGTTTTAGCATCAATTGAAGAAGTTCCAGAAAGTTCTCTAGTCGGTTCAGATTAAGTAAAGTAATATCAATAAAATCAAAACATATAATATTGGTAGAGTTAAATGGATAGAAAAGGATTTCGTTTAAAAAGTGAACCTGATTTAGTTGTACAACCAAGAAGAACTATAGTTGAACAAGAAACTACAAGAGAATTTGAAGCAACTAAAACAGTTCCAGCACCAGATTCAAGATACAGTGCCTACGCCGCACCATTATCGGATGGAAGACTTGTCACAGATTATCGTCAATCCTGTGTTAGTCGTGCTCCACCAGGCACACAATATGCAGTAAAAAACTGGACAATACATAATACAGATGAAATTATAAGATTAAGTCGTTTACGTCAAGTTCAAAATACAGGTCAAGCATTGGGAACTGCTGCAACTGAACTTCCACCAGCAGAATATCAATCTTGTACAACTGATTCATGTTTAATACAAGGTTCAGGATATCCAGGAGGTATTGGTATAGAAAGACAAGATAAAGCACCTTATTTATTTGGCACATTTACTTTTCCACCAGATGCAACAACATTAATGAAAAATAAAAGTTATACTTCATTAAATAAAACAGTTGAATATGGACGTAATACACCTACTCGTTGGGGACATCTTTATCAATAGATTTGTTTTAGAGCGTTTCATAAATTGTATTATCTGTTTTTGTATCTTCCTTTTGATCGGTTGAGGTTGATTCAGGAACAATAGATTCAGTACTTGTAGTGGTATCTACAGCTACAGATTCATTAGTCTCAGGTATTACTATTACAGTTTCTTGAGCAGCAACTACAGGTTCTATTACAGGTACCGTAGATACAACAGGTATAACCGCAGGTACAAAAGGTGGTGTAGCAGGTACAATAATAGGTGGTGCAGAATCAATTGTTGCCTTTTTTCCACTAGAAAACATGCTACGAAGTTCTGATACAGTACCTGCTTTTGTTTTAAGAATAGATTGAATTTCTCTTGTACGTTCTTCCTTTTGTTTTTCAACAGAACTAGCCGTTAAAGACACTGATTTTGTAGCGGCAACTGCACGTTGTTTTTCTCTTTCCTTTTCAATAATGTCTCTAGCTACTTCTTTGGCAGCATCCATTGCAACTTGTCTGGTTTTCACCTCTAAATCATCCACAACAAGTTGTTTAAGAATTCCTCTTTTATAATGTAAATTAATAGTGGCTTCTGCAGCAATACGTTTAAGTCTTGAATTGACATCTGTATATACTTTTGTATGATGTAAAATACCTGTAATTTCAGGTTTAATAACATCTTCAGATTGTTTAAAGACATTATTAAAATCCTTTATAATATTTTCAGGAATAGGTGGACTTTGTTCAATAAGTCTATCAAGTTCTACACGAAACATTTTCAAAAAATTTAAGGATTCCATTCTTTCATTTGGATGAAGATTCATTTCAATACAAAGAAGACGATTAAATTTACCCCAACTAATACCAGCAACTCTATGGGCTTCACTTCCTTTAGCATAAGCATACATGTTCATAAAAGTCTGAATAATCCCAGTGACGAGAGATGCACCACCTAGACCAAGTTGTGCCCATTTTGCTAATTCTTTATCATCACCTGTAATACTTGTTAATGCAAAATTTGCACCAGCAGTTAATCCAGATAATACAATAATAGGAATATTAAAAAATCTATCTCGAGTTTGATAAATTATACTTGTTTTTTCATGCATCCATCTATAACATGCAGCTTTATCGGCCCAATCAGCCATGAGATTTTCTAATTCCTTTGTCCAGCCATTATTAAACTTCTTCTTTGTATTTAAAGGTTTGGGAGATTGTTCACCTCCAATACTGTCAACAGGAGTTTCTTCACCTGAATTCATACGCACCTACTATTCTACCATATAAACGAAATAAAATATATACTGTAAAGATGAAAGTCTTGGCATTCGATATAGGAATCAAAAACCTTGCATGGGCATGTATTGAAAAACAGGATACAAAAATAAGTATTAAAAGTTGGGATAATTATAATTTATTATCGAGTGAAAGTAATGTGGATGCAAAATCAAGTGCTACAAAATGTGCATATTGTTCATCAAAAGCCACATATCAAACAAGCACACCTACAACAACTACAACTACATGTGTAAGACATTGTCCACCTCTTTTTCCAGCTTTACGAGATCCATCAGGAAATCTTTTGAAAAAAATACCGTCAGTGAGTCTTTTAAAAGAAATCCTATCTGGACGCATTGCCGTAGGACAACGTTTACCAACTAAAAAACCAGAATTGGAAAAGGAAGTAGGCAAATATTTTAGTTTACCAATCCTAACTAAGAAGGTATCAAAGGCACCAGATGTCGGATTATCGGAAATTCATGATAGCATAAAAAAGCTGGTTTTAAAGGAACGTGAATTATGGAGTACTTGTAATACAATATTACTTGAAAATCAACCAGTTTTTAAGAATCCTACAATGAAATCTGTACAAATTCTGCTTTTTGCTACTCTACGAGATCTTTTAAATGAACCATTACCGATCTTAAGATTAGTTCATGCTGGAAAAAAGGTAAAGGGTGTTGTAAGTGGTGATGAAGGCTACAAGGACAGAAAGGCAGGATCAGAAATGCGTGTTGAAAAAATATTAAATGACCCGACGACTTTGCTGGATGCAAGTAAATGTCAACAAATATGGTCCAAGGCTACAAAGAAGTCCGATTTAGCCGATGCACTTTGTATGTGTTTGGATGCGGTGGCCACAGTTGCGTAAAGAAAGAGCCTAAACTTCACGTTCAGCTAAAAAGAAAGAGGAGTTCATGTCCGTCACAATTCAAGAAATGGAAAATTTTGCCACCTCTCTTCCTGAAGTGTCATTTAGTAATAATGATATAGGAAATGTTATAGAGGTAAATGACCTAGAAGATGATTTAGGTATGAGATTTTTAGCAAATTCTAAATATACATCTCAACAACCAAGTCAACCGCAAATAAGTTTGAACAACAATTATAGTTCAAATGATATACAGCCAATTGAAATCCAAAGTATGGATACAATCCAGCCTATACAGTTGGATTTATCTGCTACATCACCTGAACCAACTATAAGTCTTCATAAAGAAACATCTTATCAACCAGCCAATTCATTTGGCTATGATGGTGCCTATGCAAATCAAAATTCAGCATCAGGTCCATCTATTGCATTAGCTCCAGTACAACAACGTGATCCAGCCAAAGAGGTTGCAGAAAAATCAGATCTTATTAATAAATTACAACGTTTGGAAGCAAAAGGGTTTCCAGTAGCAAAACGTTTTACAATGGATAATTCATTAGATGAAATTAAGCAAGAATATACACGTTTAGTTGATGCAAGACAACTTGAAACAAGTATTCGTTTTCAACGTAATATGTTAATGGGTTTTGTCACTGGTATGGAATGGATGAATAATAAATTCGATCCATTCGATTTAAAACTCGATGGTTGGTCTGAAGGTGTACATGAAAACATTGAAGATTATGATGAAATCTTTGAAGAATTATATGATAAATACAAGGAACGTGGTAAAATGCCACCAGAAGCCAGATTAGTCTTTCAACTTGCAGGATCTGGTTTCATGTGTCATATATCGAATAATTTCTTTCGTTCCAAGATGCCAAGTGCCGATGATATTTTTAAGAAAAATCCAGAATTAGCCAAACAATTTGCTGCAGCAGCCGCACAACAAGCTGCACCAGGATTTGGTAATTTTATGGGTATGGCAATGGGTGTGCCACCACAACAACAACAAGCTCAACCAATGGGGGTACCAGTCAATATGGCATCAGGTCCAGCAGGAGCCTTCTTTAATTCACCACAAGTACCACAACATGTAGCAGCAACACCAAGACCACAAACAGCTAGAAGAGAAATGAGTGGACCAAGTGGTGTCGATGATATTTTAAAAACATTTGAAGAAGTACGTATGGCTGAAGAACAACAAAATATGAACTTTCCATCCAACTTTCCATCAGCAATGAATAATCCAGCAATGGCAGCCGCATCAGAAATTCAAAGTTTAGCATCAGAAGATGTTGGTAGTTTTACAACAGAACGTACAACTGGTGGTAGTAGACGTAAGAGAAGACAAGCACCTGTAGGAAATGTAGTTAGTTTAAATGTTTAGATTAGACAAGATATTTGTTAAATTTATATATATGTATATATACTATACAACTATATAAAATGATTGAGCCAACTTCTAAAATCTTGGATTACCCAAAGTACCATCGGAATTTTTAATCAAGACCATATTTTGCCAATATACATCAGATACACTTTTAGGAAAGGATGTTGGAATCCTTGTAGTATCTTGACGTTGTTGTGCAGCAAAACGGAGTTGTTTTTCATTTAATCTTCTGTAAATTTCAGATTCTTCAGGTGTAAAAGGGGAAGCTGGTGTCATTTGAGCCTGTATTTGAGCAGGTGTTGGACCATCGACACAACTACTTCCAGGTTTTCCAAGATGAAATAAACAAAGACTACTATTTTCATTAAATAAATATCCAATTATAAGTATAATAAATAAAGTCATCCAAAAAGCAACCATAATATTTCTCGTACCAACAAATAAGACTGTAAAAATCAAGGCACGACGAATCCATGGATTTTGAAAGAATTGTTCTTGACTTTTTGTCATTTCAAGTACAATAAATCTTCCACCTAAATTTAATAATAACATCATTGTACCGATAAAATAAGGATTACTATTGAGAGACAATATAGCTGCATCAATAGGACCTAGAACCATTGGTCCAATAGCGGAAACAGGAGCCGCTGCAACCGTCGGGATACTCATACTCTATTTTGACATGCTACTAAGAAACGGATTTGTTAAAAGTTGCATATCATTCAAGTAAAAAAACACGGCAATTGCCAATGCAAGGCCAATTTTAGGACTCCACCATGATCCTACAACAACAAGCATTACGATTAAAAGTCTCCACCAAGGATATGCATATAATTCAACAAGGCGTGTCGGATAGGTTGTTTCAAATACGCTACCAAATAATAAGACGTATGCTAAAACAAGTCCTATTACAAGATTTTGTAAACCTGATTCATATTTTTCAAATATTCTAGTCAGATCCATTTCTAACATCCACAAAGAGTAAAAAACGTTAACGAGTTACTGTGGAAGAACCCATGGATTTTTCACTGAAATCTTGTACTGCACTTGTACGAACCTCTTTTTCTCTGATTAAAAAGGGTGTTTCACCAAGTACTTTTTCTACAAACCAACGATGATTGGTAGGAACAAATGTTGTATCTGCATCTTCTATAACAAATACATCAGGTGCCATTGTCATTGATACATAATTCGTCATTCCTTCTGTTTTACGAATTGCATTGCTTACAAGAAGCGCAAAAGCTAAAGCAGCCATTATACCATGCATCCATCCGTATTGTATTGTTAATGCAATTATTAAAACAAATCCAATTAATTGGTATAATGGTTTTCGAAATAACATTTTAAATGAATCAGGAATTCGGGATATATAGACACTGACTAATATTAAACCAATTAATATAAAATGACCTATCATTATACTTGCTTCGTCTAATACAGTCATTTTCATTCCACCCATTTGTGGGGGCATCATTTGACCAACTGGGGAACTCATTCTCTAAAGCAACCTCAGACAAAAACTTCTTGTAGATTTTGTATATATTCTTTTGGATTTTCTGGATGTAAAAAACGACAATTAGGTTCCATAAATCTTACTCTTGCATCTTCTAATTTATTTATACAACCTTGATTTCCTTCACTAAGACATTTTAAAAAACTTCTATAGGCCATATTTGCAAGTTCTTTTGTTTTAGGAGGAAAAGGTCTAACGAGTCCTTGAGGAATATTTGTGGACCAATCGTTTCTAAATTTACAAGATGGTAAAAATACACGCTGTTTAAAATCGTCAAGAGGTTTTCCTGAACTTTCGACATGAGTATACAACCATCCGATCCATTCATCGTAAGTAGAATCTTTTTGTAGTAATCCTGAAGACATTTGAATTTGACGAATAAAATCTTGTATATCAATATTCTGATATTTTTCAATTATAATATTACTTCTTCTTTTGTATTCCATGTACATTAATATACATACAGTAAAAAGGAATAATAGTATGGGTTTCCAAAGACGCATACTCCTATTTTTACAGCAAGTTTAACAAGAGGATTTATTTGAGCTACCGCAATAGGAACGTCTCCCTAGGGTGATGGAAGGATGTGATTTTAACGAAGCTTTTCCAACTGGACCTGTTGGTTCAGTCAATTGTTTAGATAGAGCTAGTGCTGACGAATCGAGAAGACAAGAAAAAAAGAAGGCACGTAAATGTCGGGGTCCACAGAGTAATTATTTGAATAATGGGTGGAATATGGTTGGACCAGTTGACACGGATCCCGACAGACCTGCTACTAAACCAATGGCCTCAGTTCCAGCATTAAACAATTTAACTGGATTGAGACAACATGCTCCAGTAACACAACAATATGACTATGAAACGTTTGTGGGGGGTATGGATAGTTTACCATCAATCCGATCCGATGTAGCAGGACCAAATGCATTACAAAAGAACTCGGCTCCTAGCTTTTTTGGAGCAAGTCCTGATGATACACCAAGTACAAGTCTTGTAAGTAAACGTGGATTAACGGAAGGATTTCAAAGTAATGCAGCACCATTTGTGGATATTATTGGTGAAGATGAGTCATATAAATTAGTACCAGATTTTGCAACAACATTTAATTCCCGAGGAGTTCAAAAGGCTAGTGGACAAGGTATTACCGCAGGATCCGCATCAATAAAGAACGAAACCGCATATTTGACTCCGACCGAAATGATGCCAAACAGTATTTTACCAACACCAAACATTGACATGTTTTGGAAGGAAAATGGTATAGCAGGTGGTCAAAATGCATTTTTTAGTCAATTAAAAACACCAGGTACAACAACATCACAAGTTGAACAAGAAGGAAGCAAAAGTGAAATACTTACAAAATTGGATAGAATCTTTGCAAGATTGGATGATATGGATGCAGTCAAATCAGATAATGCACAAACAGAAGTCTTGTTATTTATTTTAACTGGACTTGGTGTTATTTTTCTTATGGATGTTGGTTGTCGTGCAGCCTCTCGTCGTTAAAGTATTACAATATTACATAGTTTAAAGTAATAATAATAATAATTATTATTATATTAAATGGAAATATACGATTTTAATAATGGTAGTGGTATTTTTATACAAATTGGTGCAGGAGCAGGAGATTTAGACAAGAGAGCAAATTGTAGAGATGGATTCACAGAATTTATAAAAAAATTACCTAGACAAAGAATAAAAAAGATCATTTTAGTTGAACCTAATCCATTAAATATTCCATTATTAAAAGAATGTTGGAAAGATTATCCTGAAGCCATTATATATGAGATTGGAATTGTTCCAAAAAAATATCAAAATAACACTCTAGATTTATATTATTGTCCATTAGATGCACCTCATTATCAAGTAGCATCCATAAATAAATCTCATGTACAAATGCATTATGGTGAAAATTGTGAATTAAAAAATTTTAATGTTCCTGTTAAACAATTAGAAATTTTTATTAATGAAATAACAAATGAAGAAATTGAATTATTATCATTAGACATAGAAGGAATAGATGCAGAAGTATTATTAGATATTAACTTTAATAATTTAAAATTAAAATATATATCATTTGAACATCTTCATTTAGGTCAACATAAAGATGATGTATTAAATCATTTAAAAAATAATAATTACGAGTATTTAGGTTTAGGTGTGGATTATAATGGATTCGATTATTTATATATTAATAGACGTTAAACTTCTCAAAAAAATTGAACGACAACACGCAAATTTTTATAAGCACTCATATTTGCTTATAAGACCACATATAACGTTAAAATGTTAGCTATTGCAACTACAGATATTATACCAGATGCCAGAAAACTTTATGAAGAAACCCATTTAAAAAAACAATCGGATTTACCAAAACCTCGTAATGAAATGACTGAAGCAGACTGGGTTGCTTATGATAAAACCAGATACAAGACATGGTATAAAAGTGCTGGTATTATTCTTTTCAAAGATAATGCAGTTTTATTAGTTCAAGATAAAAAGTCTCAAAAATGGTCTTTTCCTAAAGGTGCACCAGAATCTGAAGATAATGCACAAGTATTAAATACTGCAGTTCGTGAGGCCTATGAAGAAGTAGGTTTAATTTTAGATTTAGATTATACATTAGATTCAACAGAATATGTTAAATTTCCTTATGATGGATATTATTTATTTGGAAGAATTCATCCTAATGCTATACCAAAAGTAAATGATGATGAAGGTCAATGTGTACAATGGTTTACTCGAAATGAAATTAAAAATAAAATTTGGAATTTAACAAATAATCATATTAAACATTGTGTACAAAAATATTTATAATTATATATTTCATAAAATACATAAAATACTTTTATATTATAATAAAACAAAAACAAAATATAAAAATATTTTTATGTTCTAAACCATTTCTAATATTTAGATCTTTTTTTACTTATTGATCGTTTGGATTTTTTTCGAGTCAATCTTCTACGGGTTTTACCACCTTTTTTACTCATTGTATTATGCTTTGCTTTTAAATTTAATATTGATTCCCAGTTTTGTACAAGGTTTTCAATAACATTTTTTTCTTCATTTAATTCCTTTAATTTATTATCATTTGTTGTTGATCCTAATAAAGAATTTATTTCTATTAGTCTTTTTTTGGAATCTACTATTGATTGACGTAATGCTTTAATTATACTATCATTCATACTATTTAGAGTTGCATTATTTAATAGATTTTGTGCAGAAGTTTTTGTTGCATTCGTTTCTAGTTGTTCAAAAGGTATGTTTTGTATATTTTCTATTTTTATATTTGGTTTAGGATTGAGGTAATTATTGATAATTGATTTTGCTTCTTCTGTTGCCTTGTTAGTACTAGGTGTAATAGATTCTTCTAACTTTGCTTCAGAATTATTATTTGGTTCTTTAACATAATCTTCAATAATTGATATAGGTTCTTCCAACTTTGCTTCAGAGTTATTTGGTTCTTTAACATAATCTTCAATAATTGATATAGGTTCTTCCAACTTTGCTTTAGAATTATTGTTTTTTTTAAAATAATTGTTGATAATTTCCGGAGGTGGTTGTTTTAAAGATAGTTTATTTTTACGTCTGGTATTTGGTTTCTTATTTTGATTTATATTATCAACTATACTATTCTTGAGTATTGAATATGCATCTTGAAGTTTTTGAAAATCATCTGTGATACCACCCTTGTTTGGATGTTTTTCTAAAGCAAGTTTCTTATAAGTTTTATGAATTAATTTCTTTTTATCAGCGCTATTTAATTTATTGTAGTCATTTACATCTATTTTAAATGTATTTAAAGCATTTTGTAATTCAGATACGGCATTTGTTTGGGTAGATAGTGTTGGTGTTGGAACAGGAGCTGGTGTTGAAACAGGAGCTAGTGTTGGAACAGGTGTTGGAACAAGTGCTTGACTCTCTAATACATTTTTAAATTCAGACATGCTAGTTTCCAAAGATGGTACAATAATATCTTTACCACCATTTGCTTTTTGAATTCCAACATTTATAAGTTCTCGTACGACTTCCAAAACAGCCCAACAATCCTTCTTTAAAATAACACTATTTCCAGTATTTGCACTACAAACTCCCGATTTGATTTGTTTGATAAATTCAACTCTTGTTTCAGGAGGTATTCTATCTTCAATTGGTCCATCTTTTCCCATTCCGTATTTTTTTAAAATTTCATCATTTTCATTGCTATTACTATCGCTACTACTACCACCTCCATTCATTACATGAATTGGTCGAGCATTTGTACCAGGATCGGGTAATAGACTTGCATGTTCATTAAATCCACTTGGAGCAGACATCTTCTAATTATAATGCATGTAAAATGGCTTAAGAAAAACCTACAATTAAAAGTAGCCATGGAGGAACCAATAGTCCTTGAATCGATATGTATAGGATCCGATACTAGAAGACGTAAAATACCATGTAGACGTGAACTTTTAATTCTTAGTCTTCAACGTTTTTATAATACTTCCGATGATGTTCAAAAATTAATACCGATTATAAAAAGTGAGGGTGATTTATCTTTACGTTTAATCGACTGGTTTGTCACAAATTATGCAAAAAAACACCATACAAGTTATGTATTAAATGGACAAGAATTCAATGTATATTTAAATTACAAATCACAATTAAAAGCCTTTAGTAAAAAATTATTTGACCCATTTTGTCGTAGAGAACGTATTTTATTCCAATGTGGTTCAATGGAACCATTTGAAACCACTGTTGGACAATTAAACTTTTTTCGTTGGGCATTTGAAAAAAATATTTTATCTTATATTCGAACTAATATGACTGATATAGTTAAAGAAGAAAAACAAGCTCGTGCACAAGGAACACAAAGTTCTACAGATTCTAATACTTCATCAGCTACCACTTTATCTAATCAAAGTTGTATTACGATTTCTACAACTGGAAGTTCAAGTTCTAGTAAATCGACACGTCGTCGTCGTATTGAAAAATCAGCTACAAGTACACAAATGGTACAAAAACATGATTTGGAAATTAAATTATCATTTGATTAAATCATCTAAATGTAGCTTTCATGTCATTTAATTTAGGTCTCATTCCCGCATAAACATCAATGGCTTGTTCATAACTCTTTTTAACTTGTGATTCAGGTATATGAAGAGTTTCAAAATTTCTTGATAAGAGTTTTTGACTAACTTCTTGTCCTCGAGGTGGATTGTATTCATAAACGGCTGAACGAAGTTCTCGTATAACATTTCTAGGATCACTTGCTACATCAAATTTTTGAAAATAAGGATTTTTTCCAAGTTGTTCATCAGTAGCTACGAAAGGCTGTGCTTGACGATAATCACGTGTATTTGTACGAGAATTTTGTGGATTCATATCATAATGGGGTGCTTGTTTGGCTAAATCTGGAAAGTTTTGTACAGGACCTGGTGCATCTGTATTCCAATACTCATATTGTCGGGCATTAAATACATCTCTTACAGGTTGTTCTCGACGGGAACGAACAGAAAATTGTGGTAAAACAAGGGGTGGACCAGAAGCTATGGAGATGTGTTCCATTTTTCCTATCTAAACTACTTTTACTAAATCTATTTACAGGATCGCAACAACAATGAAAAACAAGTATACCTTTATTATTTACACAAGGCCTAAAGTAAAACAATTTTCGGGTATTTTAGGAGAAATAGATGTATATAAATTCCAATTATTATTAGCAGGAGGCAAGTATATTATTGAAGAACAATATCAAGAAAAAGATGCAATTAAATGGTATACAACAATCTTAGAACAACAAGGAATAATTGTAGCAAATTCAAAACAACAAAAGTACAAGGGTAATACATACATTTGGTTAGAAGTAGATTCTGAAAAGACCCCAATTTCTGAATTTACAATGTGGAATGAATTGGATAAAGAAGATAATGAAAGTCTAGCTTGGAAGACATATTACTATCCTTGTAAAGCAAATACAAATACAGAATGTCTAGGATTTGGTATAGTAGCAAGAGAAACGCTTGTGTCAGCACCTAAACGATCCCCAATTTATTTAAATGAAGTTTTCGATGGTATTTTTCAAACTGCTGCGACTGCGTAAAGAGATAGCACGAGTAATATATATACTAAATGAGCGGACCAAACAAGACAAGAAAACGTTTAATAGATTTAAGTGGTGGATTACCAGGAATGATAAGTGATCGCTCAGATCAATTCTTAAATTTTTTAACAACAAATTCTGAAAATGCCTATAAGAGACCATGGCATAGATTAGAACGTGGAATGAGATTAAATCGTATTCGTAAATTTGTTGATGAAGAAGCGGTAAGATTCCAATTATCAGATCCAGAAAAGACTGAATTATTTAACATGTTGACAAAAGCATTAGATAAAAAACAATTAAATAGTAAATCAATTGTGTCTTATGATGTGGATCAAGAAAAAATTCTAGAAATCAAGGGGTTAGTCTTTCATCGTAATGCTGATGGAAAGGTGAGTTTTCAAATAATAGAGCGTAAAGGAGGAACACAACGTAAAAGACCACAAGAACCACCGAAACAACAACAAGAACCTAAGCAACAAGCACCAAATACAACAGAGGAATAAAAATTGAGCATAAATGTTTCAAGGTAGTACTTATACAGAATTAATAAATGGTATGCTATCAAATGTTGCAGACTTTCTACTGGGGCATTCAATTGAAAACACAGATGCGTTATCTATCCAAGACTGGCGTAAATCCACAGAAGCTTCTTGGTCAATCTTATCAGATAACTTTCTTACCAAAGATGAACAAGCTTATTGCACTTCCATACTTGCCACCTTCCTTGATGCCTATGCCGAACTTGCCAGTCAAGTGGAACTCAAAAAACAAGCTACCTGTCAAGGTTGGTCTCTCTCAGACCGCCGTGCAAGTCTACAAAGGCTATTGAATGCTCCACAAATAGAACAAAGAACAGAAGCATGGTATCTTGATGCAATGGGTTTATTATCAGCAAGTCAGTTTAATTGTATTTTGAAACCAGGTCGTACACGAGGTCAAATAGTTTTACAAAAGGCATCTTTGGAACCACCAGATACATCTCAACGTAAAACGACAGTTTCAACCGATTATTTAAATGCCTTTACATGGGGTATTCGATTTGAACCAGTAATCAAACAAATCTATCAAGATTTAACCAATACTGTTGTAGGGGAATTAGGACGATTAAAACATCCAATTGATCGTAGATTAGCTGCAAGTCCTGATGGAATTGTATTAGAAGGTCCTGATAATAGATTATCGAGATTCGTTGAATTTAAAGCACCAGTTTCTAGAAAATTATTGTCTATTATTCCAGAGGATTATATGGCTCAAATGCAAATTCAAATGGAGGTTGGTGGTGTTGAAGAATGTGATTATTTGGAAATCAAGTTTAATTCGAAATATGGGGCTAAAGAAGCTGTCGAAAAAGATGGCTCTGAAAAATATTTTGGCAATATATATTTAATAGGTTCTATAGAAACAAATGAACCACTACGATATATATATTCACCTCTTAATGATTTAGACTGGGTACCAGCTACAACAGAGACAGAACATATTCTTGAAACAATTCCTTGGTGGACATCTGAATGGTACTTGACAACTGTTGGAAGATCAAGAGCCTGGTTTGCATCTGTTCAACCTGCCATTGAATCCTTTTGGGAAGATGTAGACAAGGCAAAACGGGGTGAATTTGAACTTCCACCGTCTACAAGAAAAGCAAAAGATCCAGTGTGTTTGATTATGAATGAGGAATGAAACCAATTCTAAACCTTATTATTAACTTGTTTTTCCAAGAGTTTAATAATACGTTCGGCTTGTTCTTGTTGCATTTGATCAGTTTGTTTTACTTCAAGTGTCTTGTTTTGTCCAACAATAGTTGTAGCAGATACGATCTTGTTTTTTGCATCCATTACTTTTACTTTGAATTCTCGAGGATTTTCAATACAATAAACACATAATTCTGGAATAACTCCACCCATTGCGGCAGTTTGTACATGAAGTTGATAGGTTTCACCCGCCTTGTCTACAACACCACATGAATCACCAATCCAATCTGAAATGAGTGCAATATCTTGTATTTTTTCAAGAGGTATTGTTTTTGTTCCAGACGTTTGACAACAAAATCCATATTGATAAATCATTTGACGAAAATGAATATTTTGATTTGTTAAAATAAGTTCAAAGGAATCTGCTTCTTCTTTACGACAACTTCCTGCAAAGAATGCATAAGCTGGTACGCAAATAGGTGCAATATAAATAGTAGCAATACATTTAAGACTACATGTGACGCAACGATATTTCATCCATTTTTCTTTTTTAAGATTTGCTCTGAGTAAAATAGTTTCACCAGGTACAAGATCAAAGGATGATTCTTCCATTTTTATATATTAAATAAAGTTCATTTTCCTTAAACTTTATTTAGTATTTTTCATATTTAACTATCTATACTTGATAAGGTGCTGCCATTGGTTTTTCTTTATAGAAATTTAGTACAAGTTCATGATAAGGTGCTGAACAACTATCTGGATATCCATGAATATAATTATTAGTACGTTGTGCATAGCTTCCAGCACGTTCTAATCCACGAGCCCAGTCAACTTCATAACATTTTTGTGAGGTTGGTCCACCAGCTACACGAGGTTCTGGTTTACCGCCAGGTAATAAATCATAACTTTTAAAAGGTTTTCCTATACCTGCTTCATAAGGTGCAGCAGTATCTAGTTTTTTTTGTACTTCTTCGGCCCCGTTTGATTTTGTAAGAACTTCGGGAGCAGGAAGCCATGCTTTAAGTTCAGGTGTAGTAATTCCTTGAGCAGAAACGAGACCACCTACACCAGCCGACCCAACAAAGCCTTCTTTTGCTCCTGGATACATTGGCCATGTTGCTTCAATGGCAGGACGTACAACTGGAACTGTATACTTTAATTGGTATTGACTCAATCCTAAAATGATTATAATGAGAATAAAAATACTCACTATGGATTCAATGTTCATATCTACTATAATCATCTGAAAAATTGATTTGATTTGATCACTTAAAGTGCGGTATAAAAATCAAAATGGCATTCTCAAACAGCTTTAGCATGAAAGTCATTAAACGTGATGGACACAAGGAAGACGTAAGTTTCGATAAGGTGCTTGAACGTGTTAGACGTGGATCCGATGGACTTTCGGTAAACCCGACTGCCATTGCACAAAAAATACTTGGACAAATTTATGACGGTGTCAAGACTACAGAATTAGATGAACTTACAAGTCAATTATGTGCAAGTCTTGCTACCGTTCATCCAGATTATGGTACATTAGCTGCAAGAATTACAATAAGCAATCATCAGAAAAATACAGATTCATCCTTTACAAATGTTATAAAACAACTTGCAAATCAAAAATCAAAAACAAATGAATCAATTACTTATATTAATTCGGAACTCTTGAATGTTGTTGATAAACATGGACAAGAAATTGATGATTACATTAAACATGATAGAGATTATTTATTTGATTATTTTGGATTTAAAACACTTGAAAGAGCCTATTTATTAAGAGATGCAACTGGAAAAATTCTTGAACGCCCACAATACATGTGGATGCGTGTAGCTCTTTGTTTATGGGGTTCTATTGATTTACAAAAGGCCTTTCAAACCTATGATTTCATGAGTTTAAAGTATTTTACTCATGCTACACCAACTTTATTTAATGCAGGTTCTCTTAAACAACAACTCAGTTCATGTTATCTTATTGCAATGGATAGCGACTCACTAGAAGGAATCTTTAAGACTTTAACTGACTGTGCAAAAATATCCAAATGGGCTGGTGGAATTGGTTTACATGTCCATAATATTCGTGCAAAAGGTGCCTTGATCAAAGGAACAAATGGACGTGGTGATGGTCTTGTACCTATGCTTCGTACATTTAATTCTACAGCTCGTTATATTAATCAAGGAGGAAAACGTAATGGTTCCTTTGCTATTTATTTAGAACCATGGCATGCCGATGTAGAAGATTTCTTACGTCTTAAACTCAATACAGGAACAGAAGAAGAAAGAGCTAGAGATTTATTCTATGCACTTTGGGTTTCAGATCTCTTTATGAAACGTGTGGAAGCTGATGAAGATTGGACATTATTCTGTCCATCAGAAGCACCAGGATTAGATGATGTTTATGGGGATGCGTTTGAAGAACTTTATACAAGATATGAAAATGAAGGTCGAGGTAAACGTAAAGTAAAAGCACAACAACTTTGGTTTCAAATCTTGGATACACAAATGGAAACTGGTACACCTTATCTCTTGTATAAGGATGCAGCCAATGCAAAGAGTAATCAAAAGAACTTGGGGACTATTAAGAGTAGCAATTTATGTGTAGCACCTGAAACCTATATTTTAACGGATAAGGGTCAACAAATGATATCAGAACTTGTTGATCAAGAAGTTAATGTTTGGAATGGTGAAAAGTGGTCAAAAACAACTGTTAGAAAAACAGGTGAAAATCAAAAATTAGTCACTGTATATTTAAGTAATGGTGCACAACTTACATGCACACCATATCATAAATTTATTATAAATGAAGGATATACAGATAGATCTAGTATTAAAAATGCAAAACGTGTTGATGCATCTGAATTAAAAGAGGGTATGAAACTTGCAAAATGGGAAGCAACAATAATAGGAGGATCATCAGAGTATGATTTTAAAGAACCATATACACATGGTTTCTTCTGTGGTGATGGAAATGAATTTAGTAATGGCAAAAATAAAGAAAATGAATATAAACGTGTAATTCTTTGTGGTGATAAAATAAAATTAATTCCAAATTTATGTTTAGTAAGTATTGGAAATGAACAAAAAAATGGAACTATTCAAGCATTAGTTCCTAAAGATCTTAATCCAAAATATGACGTTCCAATTAATTCATCTATTGATTGTAGAATAAAATGGATTGCAGGTCTTTTAGATGCAGATGGTGGTGTTCATAAAGGGAGTAATATAAATACAGATCTTATTAGTTTAACAAGTATTAATAAGGAATTTCTTAATAATGTACGTTTATTATTACTTTCATTAGGTATTCAATCAAAAGTTATTCAATGTAAACCAGAAAGAAAGGAAACATTTCCAGGGGGGAAAACATATGATTGTAAAGCATTATACCATATCCCAATTGGAGCTGAAGCTATTTGGAAACTTACACAATTAGGTATGAAATGTAATCGTTTAACTTTTAGAATTGCAAAACCTTTAATAAAAAATAATCAACATTATACAAAAGTTATTTCAGTAGTTGATAATGATCGTGTTGATGATACATATTGTTTTAACGAACCTGAAAACCATGCAGGAGTCTTTAATGGTATTTTAACAGGCAATTGTTCAGAAATAATAGAATATAGTGATGAAACGGAATGTGCGGTTTGTAACTTAGCTTCCATAGGTCTTCCAGCGTATGTAGACCCTACTACAAAAACCTTTGATTTCACAAAACTTCGTGAAGTTGTAGCCACTATTGTAGCCAATTTAAATCGAGTCATTGACATTAATTACTATCCAACACCTGAAACCCATACATCCAATATGCGTCATAGACCTATAGGATTAGGAGTACAAGGATTAGCCGATGTATTTGCCATGTTGCGTCTTCCATGGGATAGTGAAGAAGCTGCAGATCTTAATCAACGCATCTTTGAACATTTATACTTTGCAGCAGTTGAAGAATCTGTTAGAATTGCCCATTTCGAAGAAGGTTCCTACGAAACATTCAAAGGATCACCAGCAAGTAAAGGATTACTTCAACCAGATTTATGGAGAGTAAAACCATTAACTGAATTAGATGATACACTTGATTGGAATACTCTTAGAGAAAATGTAAAAGCATACGGAATGAGAAATTCACTCTTAGTAGCACCAATGCCTACAGCCTCTACAAGTCAAATTCTTTCATATAATGAAGCGTTCGAACCTTTTACAAGTAATATTTATACAAGACGTACATTAGCTGGTGAATATATTGTAGTAAACAGATATTTACTCAAGGATTTAATTGATAGAGGAATATGGAATGAAGATTTAAAACAAATGATTATTGCAAGAAATGGATCCATACAAGGTATTGATGAAATTCCAGCAGATTTACAAGAATTATATAAAACTGCATGGGAAATTAAACAAAGAACCTTAATTGATCTTGCAGCAGCTCGAGGAGCCTTTATTTGTCAAAGTCAAAGTCTGAATTTATTTGTAGCAGATCCATCTTATGCAAAACTTACAAGTATGCACTTTTATGGATGGAAGAAAGGACTCAAAACAGGTTGTTATTACCTCCGTACAAAGGCCTCAGTAACTGCACAAAAATTCACTGTTGATCCTAAATTCTTACAACAAGATTCTGTACCAGCATCAACACAAACACAACAACCACAAACCACTGAACCAACACCAATACAACAATCAACAACAGCTACACTTACAAAATCAGAAACTCGTGCAGAACGTCTTGAAAGATTAGCAAGAGAATATGAAGAAGAACAAGAAAGAGCAAATAAAGCTGCTGCATCAGGAGAAGGTTGTCTCATGTGTAGCGGTTAAGATGTAATAGAAAGAACCTCGACCACTTTAGTAGGAAGACCCAATGTCTGATGTTAGTCAGGGTGAGGTACTAAGACAAATTGATAGATTAAAGCAATATGTACGTGAACATCAAAGCGACATTCCAGACAAATTGTATGAAGCCATGAATGGATTTAGTAAGACATTTTTAGCTTATAGAGATAAAAAAGGTTCAAAAGGATGGGCATCTAATGTATTGGATCCTATAGGCAATCCATTGTGGACAGGCGAAGAAGCTGAAGTTATACAAGAAGCGCTTCCATTAGCTGTACAATTACAAGTTGGTGGTTCAGAACAACCCGAAGAATTTGACCCTAGTATTGATAGTATTGCAGAAAATATCCATAAATACTTGGCATCTATTGATGAAAAAAATAGACAATTGGCATCTATTATTGGTCCTGTAGCACTCGTAAATAAAATAACAGGGGGAGAGGTTCAAGTAGGTCCTCTTCCACCCTATCTTCCGATCCCGATATCCATAACAACAAATATGATTGTTCTTATGATTACTGTTTTCTTAGAAACATGTAGATTACTTGTAAGTAATAATTTTTTTGATATAAGCATTTTACGTCAAATTCTATCACTTGTTCTATCAGTATACGATGTTTTACGTGGTGAATGGAGAAGTGGTGTATTATCTTTTATGGGTGTTTTTAGTCAGTCTTCAATGATTTTTGGAATGATTGGAAAAACAGCAAGATTCGTCTATAGTTTTATAAGTCCAGATATACAAGATTCATTAGAATCCAATCTGTTTGCTGGAGGAAAATCAATGTTTATTGGATTTTGGTTATGGGTTATTAGTATTATAAGTCCAAAATATGTACAAGAATCATTAACATCAATGATGGATGTAGCAAAACAACCATTGGAAGTTTTAAATCAAAGAATTGATGAGATTGAACAACAAGCACAACTAACTGCGCCTCCAGGGACTAAAATAGTATATCCAAGAATTCCAATGGATAAATTTCCAACCTTTGATGATATTCAATCCTTTCAAACAATTGTACATCGTCCAGAAGTATATTGTTCTCCAATGTTTCAACAAGTTTTAGCACCAGCTTTAACAATTCCAGTTTTGAAACTAGTAATTGAATTATTAAATATTCCAACTAGCCCTGAAGGTTTAGCAAAAGCATGTCAAGATCAACCAAAAGATATTGTAGAAGCTATTACAAAAACCATGAAACCTGTTGTGGTACCACTAGAACCACAACAACAAACAGGAGGTAATAGCAACAAACGTTTTCGTAGAACTTTAAAGAGAAAAAAACAATCATCCTCCTAGACCGCTTCAACTTTAACACCTACAATACTGTGTAAAAATTCAAGGAGTTGTCTTGGAAAGCCCCAGAAACATCCAGGATTTGCATCTGGCATTTTACGACTCGATAAATTTGTTCCATGAGATAGTGCTACAATTAGTTGTTGAGGTGGCATTTCTACGACTTGACTTTCACGACCTTTTAAAAATCCTTCTCCTTCAGCCATATCAACTTCTGGAAATTTTCTAGATTTCCAAAAGTCTTTTGTAAAAGTTAATGTGGCTTCACTACAACGTTCTGCTAAAGAAAGTGTATAAGGTGGTACATTGACTGCCGATGTACCTTTCATTAAATCATACATGGCAATAGTAGTACAAGTAGCACAATCATAACGATTACGACCTTTTAATAAATAAGCAACTCTACGACGAAAACTAGTACTTGGATAATGATCATCATCATCCATCATTACTATAATATCATGTTTAGCTTTTTCAATTGCCATATTACGTTTTTCACCAATTGTATGTTTTCTAAGAAGTGGAATATAACTAATTTCACCAGGATTAAATTTTTCAGAAAAATGAATTATACGATTACTTGGACTTTGTTCTGGTTCAGAATCATCTACAACGACCCATTCGATTTTATTTCTAGGATAATCTGTGCTTAATAAATTCAAACATGCATTTTCAATAAATTTAGGTCTATTATGAACGAGTGTAATAATACTTATTGGTGGACAATCTTCTGGATTTAAGAGTGGTGGCATATGGCGTGGTAAGTCTTCACGATATTCAAAAGCTTCCACACATGTTTTTAATACAGTTTCTAAATCACTCATAAATTCTGAGCATTTTCTTTGAAATTGTTCATGTTTGTTTGGAATAATCATTTTTAAGTCTACAGATAAAAAATCAGCAATAATTCCATCTAATTGAGATTGTATTTCACTTGTATTTGTAAATTCTGCAAATCCTTTTGCATTTATTGGTGTATTTAACCAACCAATGCCGTCTCCACTACCATATGCACTTTTATAACAGGGTATTGTATTTAATATACAATATGCACCTAAACTTTCTGCTTCAGATGCAGTATAACCAAAGGATTCTGCTTTACTTAAACATACATGCCCTGCATGAGCTTTTGAAACAGTCTTTTTTTCTTCATCTTTTAAGAATGTAGTTTTAATTGAAACGTTTTTAGATACTGGTGTTTCAAAAACTAATGGTTCTGTTGCATAAACTGTTAAAGGTGGATAGGATTCTTTCCATAAAGGAAGAATAGCTTCTGCTGCTGCACGTTTATTATGAGAACCACCTAAGAACCATACGAACCCTTTGGATTTATCTTCGGCTACATGATCTTTAAGTACCTTTGCCGAACCTACAACAGATGACCATTGTACAACACAAGTTTCTCGAGGTTGTGTAGACCCATTTAAAGCCACAAACTTTTGTTGTGCATCCTTATCTCGAAATATTGCAAGATCAAAAGAATCTAAATAACCTGACCATTTTTCATATTCCCACCATTCAGTATTAACAACAATTGCATTAATTCTTGCCCAAGGAAACCATACAGCATAAGGTACTTCTAAATGTATACAGATATCACATACGGAAGGTGGTTCTCTACAATCCACTAATTTTACAGGAGCAACAGGTTGACCTATAGATCTACCAATACTTGGTAATGCTTCGGCAAGAAGTTTTGCATCATTCGATATACCAAATGTATTAGATTTATTGTAAACTATTACGATTCTAAGTGCGCCCGGCATTTGGGTAAAATTAAAGACAACTGTTTAAGCCTATGTGTCATGTAAAAGTAGGGAGAGAATGACTGGACTTCCAATTCGTCATACTCAATTTGCAGATTGGATAGATCCTGATGCATGGATGGAAACCATGAAGGGACCTCGATGGAATAAACTTTTAAAAGAGGAGGCAGCAATTGTACTTAAAGAAACTGAGAAACCAGTCGTAAAAAAAAGATTAGGAGCGTTTGTGGCATCTATTGAGACTGCACAAGAATCCAATGAATCTATACCATTTCAATGTGGCGACAATGTATCTGTTTATTGGCACAGTCAGTTCATAAAAACATGGCACTTTAAAAACGAAAAGAAAATACATGAGGCTAGAGATTTGGTTTGTGAGAAAAATAAGTTATGGATTACGAGAGATGTTGGAAAAGGTGCAGAATCATTTGAATTGGCCTTTTTTGTAAATCAAAAAGTGGATTGGAAAGTATATCCTGTAGGTCCTGAAGTGGGAATTGTTGGAGACAAGTTATATTATTTAGGTGTTAAGAACAAGTTAATTTATCATGAATTGTGGTCGTGTGATAAAGAAACTGGAAAAAATAAAAAACTCGTATATCAAGAAAAACAAGCAGAAGTTAATTTAAGTTTAGAAAAACAACCAGATGGTGTTCTTGTTTTGGTAAGAGATAATAGCCAAGATGTAGATTATTATACAATTACAGAAATTAGTTTAATAAAAAGAAAATCCAGATTTGAAATTCCAGTTAGTTGGAAAATACCATCTTCAAACTCTACTCCAGAATTTGTTTGGAAACGTCTTCATTTACTTGTAACTAAACAACACGGAGCAAAAACACTTTGGAAATGTGGACCTTCTTCAGAACCCAAGAAACTGCTAGATATTCCATCAGGGCAAATACTAATAGATCCATTTGCTTCATGGCAAGGAAACAATACATTTATGATTCGCATAGTTTCTCCTCATCAAAATACACAATTTTATAAAATGGATACTAAATACAAAATTTCGGCTATAAATCCTATTGTACCAACTGGTCTACAATGTAAAAGATATCAAACAAAGTCAAAAGATGGTACAATTGTGCATGGTATTTTAATATATAAAGCACTTACACACCCAAAATATTTATTAATGATTGGATATGGTGCTTATGGATTAGAAACTGGTGCTACCTCTGTTTTAAAACGATGGACACCTCTTGTACAAAATGAATGGGCTATAGGATATACATTTATAAGAGGTGGTGGAGATCATACAGAAGAATGGGGAAAAGTTGGACGTTGTGATGGTAGACAAAAAACAATAGAAGATTTTCAAGCTCTTGTAAAATCTGCGCAAAATGTTCTAAACATTTCACCTAAACATACTGCAATTTATGGAAGATCTGCTGGTGGACTTTTAATGGGAAATACATTATCCAATAATCCAAAGGGTGAATTAATGAGTGCAGTTTATACAGAAGTACCGTATGTGGATGAATTAAGAACTACAACAAATACGGAACTACCATTAACTGTATTAGAATATAATGAGTTTGGTTCTCCATTACAACGACTCAAGGATTTTATTTATATTGGTTTAACAAGTCCAGCAGATTCTGCTGCAGTTACTGCGTCTCCTTCAATCTTTGTCTTAACCCGAACAGCCGAAAATGATAGTCAGGTTTTTGCGTATGAATCTGTGAAATGGATACAACGACTTCGTAGTCATGATAAACGTACAGATGCGCCAAAACTATGTATAGTGGAAAAAGGACAGGGACATTTTACACCTCCCGATCAAGTTAGTAAACAATGGGCGTTAGATTTGGCACTCTTGGATGCATGGATAAAGGGTGCTTTGTAATAAAAATCTTGGGTATAAGTATAAGATGGAAAACGCATTAATGTTAAACGCACCTTCAAGTCGTAAAAACCGCAGTCGTAAAAATCGTAGTCGCAGAAATCGTCGTACAAACATGCGCAAAAGCCGTAGAAACAGTATGAGAAAAAGCCGCAGAGCAAACCGTAAAAGCCGTAGAAATAGTATGAGAAAAAGCCGTAAAAGCAGAAAAAGTCGTAAAAGCCGTAAAAATAACATGATGGGTGGTAAACGTCGTAGAGGCTCAAGAAAAAGTCGTAAAAGCAAAAAAAGCCGTAAAGGTCGTAAAGGCTCAAGAAAAAGTCGTAAAGGTCGTAAAGGTTCACGTAAATAGATTTTAGGTCATTATTCATCAACAAATTGATATCTAGAAACACTAATTTCAGGTATTAATTTTCTTAAATATAAACGTCTATGAAGATCTGTATATCCATGTCTCAAGATTCCTTCACGATGTTTTACAGTACCATACCCTTTACATTTTAATAAATCATATTTTTCTGCATCCGACGTGTTTTTAGTACACCAATCAACAACCCAAGTATCATGATGTACTTTTGCCAAAATACTTGCTGCTGCAATCGATAAATAAGTAGCATCACCATCCACTATTGTATGACATTCTTCTCCTGGTAATTGTCTATTTAATTGTAAAGTACCATCTAAAAGTATTCTTTTATCTTCGACTCCTCTACCATCAAGTTTAGTATATAAGTCATCAATAGCTCTTCTAAAAGCCATTTGATTTGCACAAGTGGCACCAAACGTATCAATTTCTTCAGGTGAAACAATACCAATTCCAAACGAAATACAATTTAATTCTAATTCTTTTGCAATTCTTTCTCTTTTTTTAGCCGATATTTTCTTACTATCTTTAATGGATGGTATAAGAGCCTTCATAGAATCTGTCCATTGATTTGCATTAGGAAGTATTATTGCAGCAGCCATAAGGGGTCCCCATAAAGGTCCACGCCCAGCCTCATCTACCCCGATTTCTATTTTTGAATCTTCTAAAAATCGAGTTTTTAACATTTTGGATATACTAACTAAAACTAGTTTGCCACAGATCAATTTTAGTTTAACAAATTAGGGATAGTATGAATTACACACAGATTTTAATACTCTTGTTGGTATTTTTATCAGCTGTTTTACTTCATTTATTAATATCAAGAAAAGAAGCATTTCAAAATATAAGAACACCTTTAACAAAAGAAAATGTTCAATCACTTGCCGATGAAATTGTATTGGATATTTTAGCAAATTACCAAAAATACAAAAATGATACTAAAACCAAAGATAAACGTGTTCAATTAAGATTAGTTGATATAGGATATTTTATAAATTTATTAAATGATCAATACCCTGCAGTTCAATATTTCATAGAATCATTTGATTATAAAAAATATCCATCCATTGCGCTTGAAGACTTGCAATTAATTAAACAAATCATTACCTATAATGTTGGTATTATAAGCGAATCAAAGATTAATGCACCAGCTGATATTGCCGATATTGATCTAGTATCAAATAGAATTAAATCCTTTATTGGTATTTTACAACAAAAAGCTATAATGGTACAAGGTGCTGCACAATTAATGACAGATTTTAATAATTCATCAAGATTGGCCTTGGAAAATTTAAAGAAATTAAAATTAAATATGCCAAATCTTAAACCAGAAGATATCCCACTCTTAAAAGCTGATATGTATTATTATGCATTTATAAGAGCTTCATCTAATTTTGTTATAGATCCAAGTTTGGACATGTTAAATGTACCAGAATTAAGATTAGATAATTTACCAGCAGCAAAATCCGCTACTGCAGCAATTGTTGCAGCTATTGCACCAAAAGTAGTTCCTCAACCAACCGTAGCACCAGCAACAGTTGCACAACCATCTATAGTAGCACCAACAGCAGCACCAACACAACCAAAAACACCTACTGGATTAAAATTTTCAGAATTAGTACAAACTTTAATGGCTTATGCACCAATACAAGAAGCACAACAAAAACCATCAACAGCCTCTACAGCCACAACAGCCTCTACAGAAGCTTCTGGAGAAACAAGATCTGCATTGACAAAAACAGCTGCACCAATTGACGAAATAAAATCAACAATTCGAGATGAAATACAAGCTCAATTAAAAGGTGTTAAATTAGGTCCAAAAGATTTAACAAATGAAGATATTTCAAAACGTTCAACAGAACCAGTACCACCAACAGCACCAAAGGCAAATTCTGATGCATTACAACAAGGATCATGGTTTCGTTCTGCCACAGATCAAGGATGTCCTTATGCAGATGGACAACAAGCTGGAAAACCAGTACCATTTCCAATAGATATGAATGACTATATTCGTAAAGATAAAATTCCATGTTGGGGATGTACCTTGAAATAAGTAAAGCGTAAAGCAATAAAAAACTCATTGGGTCAGTTAGGAAAGCACCGACCCGATGCAAAAAGCACTACTCTTTTTTTTGTTTATCATGGTCATAGTTTTTATAGCCGCATATACAAAACCAATAGAAGGATTTGAAACTACCTGGGATGATATGAATAAAGGAACACCTCCATCCCTTTATACAAAACTTCCAATAAACCAGCCAAAAGTTGTTGATTTAGCCGAAGCAGGAGTTGGAAATATTCAACCAAGTCCACCAGCACCAGGAACACTTCCTTCCGCTCCAGCCCCAGAAAGATCAAAAGAAACACCGAACCCATATCGAGACCCAACTCTTGAACCAGCTAAATATATTCGTTTACTTGGTGTAAAAGAAGATTTACAAGCCTTTTTTGGATTTCAAGCTTTTATGTTGGAAGAAAGAAATGATCCAGCTATTCAAATTCCACTCACAAGAGCGAGAGCAGACATGTCCGAATTAATTGATGTTCAAAGTGTAATGGAAAGAAATCCCGGATTACCAAGCCGTATAAACAATAAACAATTAGACGATATTCAATCCAATTTAAATTATCTTCGAGACATTTTACACGATTTAGAAGCAAGTGGAGCAGTTCAACCACACGCACTCGAAGGATTTGAAAACATTACATCTACAACTGGAGCAAGAGAACCAGTCTTGGTCGATAAAAGAGCATCCTTAAAAGATTTACAAGAATTTCAAATAAAGGTAGTCGTTGAAATCAAACGTCTTGAAGCATCAGGTACAAGTGATCCAGTCATTGTTGGTAGATTAAATACATTAAATCGTATAAAAGATGACGTTGATCAAGTTATTATGCAATTACAAAATGGAAGTTTGACACCAGAAACTGTACCAATCTTTTCTACAGATATTGAAAAAGCATTACCATTATTGGGAAAACCAAGTGATCCTCTTCCACAAATTCTTAAAAAAGCCGATTTACCTCCAGCAGTAGCAAACTTATTTCCAGGAGGCCTATCACCAAAAGATACAGAACAAGCTGCACAAATCAATAATATTGTAAAGGGTTATATGAAGAATTTATTCGAAGGAGCTTCATGGGGTTTGAATTTCATGTTTAAATACGATAATCCGAATATTGCTAAATTAAATGCAAAAGTTGCTGAAAAAACTGCAGAAGTAAATGCAAAGGAACATGAATTTAGTACTGGATTACCAGGTGTAAAAAGTACTGTAGCACAATTAACTGGACATGACGACAAGGAAATTATGAATTCATCAGCAATAGATGCAGGATTTAATAGAACTTATACTGGATATGATGCAGGATTACCAGGACTTACTATGAGTCGTACTCTTCCTGAACCAATATCTGGTAAATTAGATTGGAAACAACGTAGTCAAGAAATTAAGGAACAAATTCGTAAAAGAGGATTAAATCCTAGTGATTTTGGAGCACTACCAGATGACGCAATTGTTAGTAATGATTTTAGTTGGAGAGGTTATACACAAATGATTTGTATGCGTCTTAATACAACAACTGATCCCGGTTTAGCAGGATCTTGTGGATGTCCACCACAAAATTGGCAAGGTTGGAGAGATTAACTAAAGTATACTATAGAGGTGTCCCGATGACAAAAACAGTAAATATAGTAATACCAGGATTAACATTACTTTTTGGTATTTTATTGGGTATGGTTTTAAGTAAAGCCTTTAGTAAATCACGTGAAGGATTTGAAGGTACTGCTGAATTAGTCGCTAAATGCAGAAGTTGTAGCAGACCTTCTCCATGTGCTTGTCCATCCCCAAGACCAATATGTCCACCATGCCCACCATGTCGTGAACCAGATTTAAGTCAATATGTATTAAAATCAACTGTACCACCATGTCCACCACAACCAGATTTAAGTAAATACATGCTAAAAACCGAATGCCCACCAGTACCAGATTTAAGTAATTATGTATTAAAAAGTTCCGTTCCGAAACAAATGCCCGTCATTCTTGACTGTAGCAAATGTAATAAACCAAGTGGTGAATGCCCTCCATGTCCAAGACCAAGATGTCCAGAAGTGAAGTGCCCAGCACCAACAAAATGTCCACCACCTGCCCCATGTCCTCGTCAAGTATGTCCACCGACTGTTGTAAAATGTAAGGCAGAAGATGCACCAATACAACAAGTAAGACCATACCTTGCACCATTAAGTGTAACTGGTTTTGGAGGAGCATAATAAAAATAAAATACAATTTAATTAATATTATTATTAATATTAATTAAAATATACAACATAATCTTCTAATCAGATAGTTCTTTATTTAGTTTATTATTTATATCCAACAACTGTTTAACTAAATCATCCTTTTTTAAAAGTAGCTGTTTAATTAATGTATCCTTTTTTACATTTCTTATTAATACATTTTCTTCTGGATTATATTTATTAGGCATTGTTATATATGATCTCATAACTGGTTTATTATCATTTTGATTATATAATTTCTTAATTTCATCAATTTTTAATTGTTCCTCTTCACTGTAACATATATATTCAGAATCAAAATATAATTCTCTAGATACTAATTCAAAATAATAATAAAATATTTCATTATTATGTTTACATAATACTTGATAATTTTCAGTATAATTTTCAAAGAGTTTTATATAATCACTAAATTTTTTAATAATACCACCAAAATGTAAATCAAAATATCTTTTTAAAGTTGATATTGTTTTTTCTTTAAAGAAAAATACTGTATTAAAATAATTTCTTGTTTCTGGTAATAAAAAATCATATTGAAGTGTTATAATATTAATAATATTATGATATCTAGATTCTCTTAAATATTCATTAACATGTGGTAAATTTTCAAAGAGTATATTATCAAATAAAACAACAACTCTATTTTCACAACTTTTTTTAAGAATTAAATCTAATGAAATTTTATCAATTTTATGTGAATATGGTCCATCAAAAAATAATTGATTATCCGTATGTGTTGAAAATAAATATATTTTTGTATTAGGCTCTTGAACTAAAAGAATATGTTTTGCTAATTCTGTTTTTCCAGTATTTCTTCCTCCAAGAATTAAAATATTACTAGGGGTTTTGAGTATAGATTGATCTAATTGATGTATATTATTTGGAGCTTGAAAACTACCTTGTGAGGATTGTTGTGGAGCTTGATATTTTTTACGTCTAACATATAATTTATCTTGTATCATGTTTGGTCTATCTTTATTTTTAAGTTTATATTCTCTATAAGAATTATTAATACCTTCATCTTTAGATAAAAATATTGTCGTAAAATACTGTCCATCAGGAATTAATGAATATTTATAAGAATATAACATATTATTTATTTTACATAATACTTGATAATTTTCAGTATATTTTTCAAAAATATTTATATAATTACCAATTTTTTTTATAATACCACTAAAATATAAATCATAGTATTGTTTTAATATTGAAATTTTATTTTCCTTTAAAAAAAGTATAGTATCAAAATATTCTCTTGTTTCTGGTAATAAAAAATCGGAATGAAGTGTTATAATATTAATAATATTATGATATTTAGATTCTCTTAAATATGTATTAACATGTGGTAAATTTTCAAATAATATATCATCAAATAACACTAGTAATTTATCATTACTATATTCCCTACTTCTTTCAAGAATTAAATTTAAATCTTCTTCATGAATATTAGTTTTTCTTGCTCCTGCATAAAGTAAATTATCCGTATTTTTTGCAAATAAAAAAATATCTGTATTAGGATTTTGAATTGAGATAATATGTTGTGCTAATTCTGTTTTTCCAGTATTCCTTTCTCCAAGAATTAAAATATTACCAGGAGTTTTTAACACGTTTTGATGTAATGGAAGGATATTTAACACATTTTCTGTATTAAAGTCCTTTAAAACTGAAGCGTTTGACATTTCTTTTATGAGTATAAATACTTTATGTTCTTTAAATAGTTTTCAAATCTCAATAAAGAATAGGAATTATGGATACCCGTTTTTGGGGACCATCAGGTTGGCGTTTATTGCACATGATAGCTGAATCACCTTTTGCAAATAGATCGAGAATTTTTTGGGAAATGTTGCCATTTGTATTACCTTGTAAATTCTGTCGAGCAAGTTTATCAGGATATTATGAACTTTTACCAATTCCAAGAAAACAAGAAGATTTTTCAGAATGGCTCTATAAAATACATAATCTAGTAAATCAAAAACTCAGAGATCAAGGACAAAGTTTACCACCCGATCCACCTTATAGTGCAGTGAAACAACACTATACTGAACTTTTAGAAATAGGTTGTACTAAAACTGAATTTCCTGGATGGAACTTTTTATTTTGTATTACCGATAATCATCCTGATACAAGTCCCTCTAAACCTATGCCCGATGCACCTCAGTCATCTCAATCTCAACCTATTAGTTTAATTGAAAGAAATAAATACAATTTATTAACATCCAAAGAAAGAAAAGTAGCCTTGAAAAAATTTTGGCAACATGTATCTCTTGTATTACCTTTTGAAGAATGGCAAGATTCATGGAAGGCTCATGCAGGACCTTTGACAAAAGTAGTAATCAATCGTCGCTCAGCCTTGCAATGGTTGTGGAAAATTAAATGTGGAATGGAATCCGATTTAAAACAAATAAGTTCAGTTTCCTTTCATGGTTTATGTAAAAAAATAGCAACTCATCGAAGTGGTTGTAGTACCTCAACAAGAGCAAAAACATGTAGAAAAACGCAAAATGGTAGTGGCCAAAGGAAAACCCGCCGCAACAATCAGAGATGATCGCAGAGGAGTGGTCTGGAACACAAACCTTTTTTTTACTAGTATTAATTCTTTTTTGTTTGAATTATTTGATAAGACTAGGCATAGATAAATTTTCAGGATACAAGACACATTTTACAGAAGGATTTGAAGGAACACCAGGTACAATTACATCAATTCCTCATACAGATAATTCTTTATATACATGGATAACTGATCCTCAATTGATTTATGATGAATTTTATGGTGGAGTATATGATCAATTATCGGCACAAAGTCAAAGAAGTCAAGCCAAAGTCGCAGTTATAGCCAATATTTGGAAAAAGAGTTCACCAGATATGAAGCAATGGACTGTTTTAGATGCAGGATGCGGTACAGGACATTCTACATTGGCCTTTGCTAAATTGAATGCAGGACATGTTGTGGGTATGGATTATTCACCAGCCATGTTAAAACAAGCAGAAAAGGTTGTAGTCCCTGCTTCTAAACTCTCTGACGAACAAAAACAATTGATTCGTTGGAGACAAGATTCGTTAATAAATCCTTCGGCATGTTCAGCTGGTGAATTTACACATGCAGTCTGTTTTTACTTTACATTTTATTATTTAAAGGATCAAGAAGAATTTTTCAGACATATGAATTTATGGGTTAAACAAGGTGGAAAACTTGTAGTAGAAGTTGTAAATAAATACAAGTTTGATCCAATTTTAGAATCTGCTAGTCCATTTTTAGGATTTAGTTTACAAAAATATAGTAAAGAACGTATACGTAAAAGTAAGGTTGTATTTGACAAGTTTGATTATGAAGCAGAATTTGTATTATCGGATCCAAAAGCAGAATTTTACGAGACCTTTCGTTTTAAAAATGGTCATGTAAGAAGACAAAAACATGAATTCCTAATGCCAAATATTGAGGCTATAGTGCAAATGGGAAAAAGAGCAGGATGGAAGTATGTTGGATATCAAGATTTGAACCCTCTTGGATTTGAATATGGATATTTGCTCATGTTTGAAAAGTAATTACATACTACTTGCATAATTTAAAGTCCATTCTCTAGCAGTTTCATCATATTTTGCACGATTGTTGGTATATATTGTTGCAACATCAGGAACGAGAGGATCATTAGGATTAGGATCTGTTAAAAGGCTACTTACACTTAATAATACTTTTGCAATTGTAAGTGCAGGAGACCATTTATCTTTTAGAATATCTAGGCAAATGGAACCACTTGGAGAGATATTTGGATGATAGATTTTAGTCAGAAAGACCAGCTTAGGGGGCTTAAACGGATAGTCAACAGGAAAGTTAATTTCAAGTTTAAACATACCTCCTGCAAAAGGACTGTCTGAAGGACCTATAATGAGTGCATCCCAAATATAAATATTATCTCCACGAGGCCCTGCACTACAATTTTCAGGAGCATCTTTAATGAGATCTTGTAATTCTCTTTGAATACGACGACTTGTCATTTTTGAGTCTTGTGTTGTTGTTAGTATATGAATAAAAGTTAAAGGCTCAATTTTTTTAATTCTAGTTTGTAGGGTATGACCACTTCTCCAAGTGGACTCTTGAATGTTTTTGAACCCGGTTTAATCCGAGGTACTGCAAAATTAGATTTTGCTCCACACAAGCGATATTTTTATGTTGAGCATCCGATTGAAGGTTGGCGTGTATATTTACGTGCAGCCTCATTTTTACATGAAGCGGGTCATCCCTTTGATCCAATGCGATTTATAGTTGTAAAACGAAAAGATGCAGATCCTAAAACAAAAGCATGGGAACCTCCAAAAGGTCAAATGGAAGGAAAGGATGCTAAACCAGAATCTGCACCTTTAATTGAATTAATGGCTGAAAATGTAAGACGAGAAATACAAGAAGAATCAAAAATTCATCGTATAAATCATTTACGTTATACTGGACTTGTTGTTCAAAGTAGAGAACCAGATTATCCAAAGAATCATTTTTTTCAATATCATATTTTTCAAGCAGTTGTAAAACCAGAAGATTTAGAAAAAGCAAGACAAGAATTTCAATGGTTGAATGAACACCCTGCAGCCTTTGCAAGACTTCGTTCAGACAAGCGTGAAAAAGATGCACTAGATTGGTTTGATCCAAAGAAGACTAAATTAATGGGTCGTTGGTCTCCAAGTATTGTGGCTCTTTATTTACAACAAATTGCATCTTTATAAACACAATACATTTATACTCTATCTAATTTCTCTGCAACAACTTTTGCTAAATTTGTTGTAAGAATTTTTTTATTTTCAGACATGTAATCAAATGTACAATTGTGTACAGAATCATGTCGATGTTCAGAACAATAATTTCCACCACAACGACATGTGAAATAAATTAATCCTAATTTTTTATTGCAACAAGGACATCTATTTTTGGTGGAAGAAGTCATTGTAGCTTGTGTAATTGTAGATATCATTTTAGTTTATTGCTTTAGAATTTATGTATTTAATGTTTTAATTTTTTTGTGTTTTTTCTACGATGACTACGACGACGTTTGGTGTGGCGTTTTTTTGTTTTGCTTGATTTTCTTTTACCGCCTTGTGGGTATCCTTGTGAGTATCCTTGTGGGTATCCTTGTGAGTATCCTTGTGGGTATCCTTGTGAGTATCCTTGTGGGTATCCTTGTGAGTATCCTTGTGGGTATCCTTGTGGGTATCCTTGTGGGTATCCTTGTGTACCTTGTGGGTATCCTTGTGGGTATCCTTGTGGGTATCCTTGGTAGCTTTGTGGGTATCCTTGGTAGCTTTGTAGGTATCCTTGGTAGCTTTGTGGGTATCCTTGTGGATATCCTTGTGGATATCCTTGGTAGCTTTGTAGGTATCCTTGGTAGCTTTGTGGGTAAAACGCTTCTGCATTTAATCGTAAAGTTGATTGACTTTGTTGTGGTGCTTCTGATTCAGGTTCTTTACTAGTTATATTATTAGCTTCTATATTTTGTGCAGTAGTAGTTTCAGATATAGATCGTGGCTTTATTTTTAGCCCATGATCTTTTTTAATTGATTTTATCACATATAATAGTGTATCATATGTTTTTTTTGTAAGATTCTCTACTATTTCTGGGTCTGCAAGATTTTTAAAACTTAAGTTAAACATTTCACCAATATTTAAGGCATATCGATTATTAATCATAGTTTCAATTCTATTTTTATCAGTTTCGTTTGTAATAGGTACATAATATACATGATATGTTGTATCTGGTGCCATTACAGGGATACCAAAACTTTTAATTATATTTGCATATGTAGGTCTTAAATCTAAAGGTAAAAGACCTATTTCTTCATATATTTCTCTTCTAATTGTTTGAAGAGATGTTTCAGACCCTTCACGACCCCCTTTTGGAGCACCCCATTGAATACTACTAGGTACACGAACTTGTGAAGTATACATATTAGGTCCTCTTGAACTTTTTCTTGCGATAGGAACTAACCATTCAGTATTAATTTTTGGCATGATTCGTGTTGTTTGATTAGCTTCAACTTGTTGTATTATTTGTAAAGTAGCATCATATAAGCTTATATCAGAGTCTGGACTATTATAAAATTCTACTTCAGGACGATTATTAGGCGGTCTTTCTGGCCAAGCATAACCACCTTCATTTCCAAGTAAAACAAAATCATTATTTCCATCTTTATAGTGGTAAATAACCATACAACCACTAAAATCACTCATCTCTCCTATTAAATATCCGATCTAAAAAATCAAAACCAAGACATGTCAAGGTAATGGCTGAACGCCATTTTTTTAATGAAGCACCAACTTTATCCTGGTTTATATGGATGAGTAAAACTATTTATTCAACTCCAACATTACCATCTACACTTCCATCTAGTCTAATCAACAAACCAATTCCTAGAGCAAAAACAGGGACATTTCCAACACTAGCAAAAGCAGAATATGCCAAAGACTATAGTCTTTTTTTAGCCAGTTATTTTTATAATCCAGCTACGAATCTTCAATTGGATATACCACATCACTATATAAAAACTGGTATTGAGTCAAAACGTCTTATAGGTGTAGAAGTACGAGATACATCTGGAAAATTAGTAGGATGTGTTTTTGATTTTTATTCGGGAAAGACGGACACTACAAAATCTACTGGAATTGTTTCGTGGATGTGTGTTTTACCAAGTTGGAGAAACAAGGGTATTGGTTCTTGTTTATTATTTGCCTTGTATTTTTACACACTTCCTAGAGAAGTCCATTTTTGGCGCAATGATGGATGGATGCGTTCACCAATACCACCCTTGTATAATGAATCACGAATACAACGAAAAAAACAAGCAAAACGTACAAGTATTCATAGATCAACACTCCAATTAAAGCGAGTACCCTTTATAAAATGGCAACCCCACTTTATAAAACAATGGACTATGAAATATCCACATGGAATTATTCTTAATGATGAAACCGTTCTTGATAGAGAAGTATGGGAAGTATATTCTATTGCAGCAATACTAGTCCAACCAACCTTTGAAAAACGTCTTGATACAAAAGAAACATATTGTGAAATAATTGCATGGGCAACAATATCAAAAGCAGAGTATGAACAAGCACAATTAATAGAAACTATGATTGATCATTTACCATATGATTATATAGAAGCTCCTGATGAAATGCCCCACTTTGATCAAGATTGGCAAAAAACATCAAAAGTCTGTTGGTCTTGTATTGGACTTGATCCAGGTTCTCCAGTTATGAGACCAATCTTATCTTTGTGTGGAGTATTTTGATTGAAGTACTAATTTAACCCCTTCTTGATATTTTTGTTCACAATTGGTGTAATAATTCAATAATATTTTACGAGCCTCTTTACTGACATTTGCTAATTCATTGAGACCACCTTCTAAAAGTTTTGGATGAATTGTATATTTAAATTCTAATGCACCAGAAACTGGATTTTTTGTCTTGTATATTTTAAAGAGCCTTTCTCTGAAAAATTTTAAAACAACTTGTGTATGTATTAATTGATTTGAAAATAAATTCCCAATAACTTTCATTATCATTGCAATAGATTTTGGATCATTTATTGCTAAATATTGTTTTATAGCTGTAGTACCGCATTCTGAAACACCTGTAGCTTGTATTTTATCAATACTATCTACTGTTGTACTTAGTTGTTTTCCAAATAAACCAGAAATTGTTTTTAAAAAGTTTGCATATTCTTCTACATCATTTTTTGCTACAAGGACTTGACTCTTGTCTTGACTAATTACTGGATTTGTATAATAAAGATGATCCAAAGAACGTAAACCAATCATTTTATCAAGTGTTTTTCCAACTTCAGGAGTAGAGGTTGGTCTTGATTCAAATTGTTTAAAACATATTCCAGAAGTGGCTGGTTGTGATTTTTGTTGAAATATAGTATCTGCATCTAAAAGTTGCATGGCTCTTGCTACACAAAATGCAATAGGTTTATTACTTGAAAGTGATTTTAATGTATTTACTATATAATCATATTGAAGTGCTTTAGGAACAAAAGGTGAAAACGATGAAGTACTACTTGATGGTGTATAAGATGGATATGAAGGTGCATAGGAAGGTACATAAGAAGGGTATGATGTTGTAGAAGGATATCGTCTCGGAAGAGATTGTGGTACTGATGTAGTAGGAATACGACTAGTGCCGCCTCTTTCTAATTCTTGTACAATAGATTGTATTTCATTACTAATAGCTTGTATTTCATCCACTATTGATCTAGAATTTATACTAATCCATGTACGTCCATTATCTTCCGAAATAATATTTATTTCTCTTTTAAAGGTCCTTAATTGATTATTTATTCTTGGAAGAATAGCCTTATTTAACATATAAGGATCATTATATTGAAAATCTGAAAAGGATAATTTATATTCCAATGTAGTTGTAGATCTACTTGCATATTTTTGAGGAATTAAATGTGCAATAATTTGTACATTATTATCTAAATTCAATTTAAGATTTGGTTTTGTTGGTACAATTACTATAAAATTTGGGTTTTCCTTAAATGTATATTGTGATACAGGTGTTCTCCCTATTGTAAATTTCGAAGGAATATTAAAAAGACTAGATAATTCTTGAAAGGTCCTTGTGTCCGCTTCACCACCTTGTTGACGAACACCAAATTGTGGTTTTTGTTTTCTAGTTAAAAATCCACTACGACTTTGTATTGGATATCTTGATACAGTTGAAAGAATTGGACCAGCATTTGGATCATCTAAAACAGAGATTGCAAGAGCTCCAAAGATTTGAAAAATTCGAATATAAAAATAGGCAATATACAAACATAAATTACGAGTTTGTGGATTCTCTTGTTGTAAACGTTTTCCTTCTTCAAATAAGACAATTCCTGAACTACTTTTTGTTTTTGGTTGTAGTTTTAATGCTACAAATGTTTTTTGAATACTATCAGCCATCATAAAGACAAATTGTTTGCATTGACTTGGGTTCCCTAATTTCAAAAAATCTTCAGGTGTAAGTTGTGAAATCATTATTTGAAACATGTCATTGATTATTTTCTGTGTATTTGTTGTATTTTGCAGTAATTGTTGACGACTAAGCTGTTGTGGTTTACCAATAGTACCACCCATCCTATTCTATACCAACCATAAAATCTAAGTGTTGGCAATTGGTTCAGGATCTAAAATAGATTGTAATCTTCGTAAACATTTTTGTAGTGTTGCTAAACTTACATCACATGCTATTGCAATTTTCGATAAAGGAATTTCACCTCTTCTCCATTTTTCACAGATATAAGCTACAACTCCAGCAGCTAAAGACGGTGGTGTATTTTCAGGACTCATTCCTTCATTTTCAGCCATATCGGCCAATGCTTGGGCTTCAATGAGTAATTTTTGATAGTCTGCACGACTTATTGGAAGTTTACTCAAAGGAACTGCTACATAATCTGCAGCACGAGTAGTTGTTAAATTACTTGGTGTCCATGTTTCCGTCAAAAGGCCCTTTTGTGTGGCTTGTGCGAGAACTTCTTGAAAGAATTTGAATGCCTTTGTAAAGGATGCATGGCTTAGACTAAACATTGCACCAACTTCTTGTGGCTTTCGGGGTGTACCTGAACGTTTTAATGCAGTATAAACACAACTTGCAAGTAAACTGTCTCTTGAAAGACCACGTCTATCACAAAATCCATTTAATTTTACATAAAGTTCCTTTGCGTCTTCAACAATGGCTCCACTAAGACCGTGATTATTTGCTGCAAGACCAAGACGATCAAATGCACCAAGTAATGCTCGTTCCTTGTATGGCAACATGTTCCATTGATGATATCTTCGTACTTTGCCCATATTTTTTGCATTTCCTTGTGGTAAAATAACTGTACCGAGTGAAGATTCAGGAAGTCTTGGATCAGAAGGTGCTCCGATTCTGCTTGGATCACCACCACCTCGATCTTCAATACCAAAATATCTATATTCAGCGGAAGAATCAATCGGTCTTGCTAGAATTTCACCACAACAAGTACAAATAATCATATCATCATTTGTAAGTTTTTCACTATCAGCACCACAGCTTGTACAGGATTTGAAATATTCTTTTTTAGTATATCCTTCATCTTTTTCCGATTCAATCCATGCATCAAGAATACTATCTTCGACGGTTGGATCTTTAAATCCTTTCAATGTAAAGAAACAATTGTCCATTTATAGAGAAAGTGCGTACTTTGAAAAGAAATGTCTGAGTCTTCAATTTTACTGAAACCAACAATTGTGGCTACACTTGCCACAAGTGGTGCAATGGATGATCTTCAAACTCTTTTGTATAGTCTAGCAATTTTCAATCCGACACCACCCAAAGTCTATTTATATTGTGATTCAACAACTAGTAAAGCTGTAAAAGGATTTAGATACCCAGGTATAATCGTAGCATTACCTTGTTTAGATAAATATGCTGGTATGAATCGTCAAGAAATGGAGAGACAAATAGGAGATCGTTTTTCAAGCAAATGGTTTGATTTTATGACTGAAAAGATTGAGCTTTTAGAATGGGTTTTTCGAGTAGAAGAAACTGCTGTATTAAAAAATGGTATACTTTTCTGTGATGCAGATATTTGTTTTTTTGGCCCTTTACCTAGTATTCCTGCTGGAGCTACATTGGCACTAAGTCCCCATGAAATTCGTTTGATAGATGAACAATCCTTTGGACGATACAATGGGGGCTTTCTTTGGATGTCTAATTCTGTCTATCCAGGCATTTGGAGAAATTATTGTGAAGGAGCCAGATTTTATGAACAATCTGCTTTAGAAGATTTGGCAAAAGAGGCTGGTAATGAACTTTATGAATTTCCTCGAACACAAAATTATGGTTGGTGGCGTTTATGGCAAGGCAAGGAATCGTCTGAAAAGATTAAAATGGAATGGACTATGAATAGAACAAAATTTCCAAATACATCTGGTATTCTTATTCGTGGGGAACCTTTGGGATCTGTACATACGCATTTTTTTGAGAAAAAAGACAAGGCAACTATAGACTATAATCAATGGATTTTGGAGTGGTTGAGACGTTTAGGTGATTTGGGAGGTCATGTTCCTGCTAAAAAGTTGTATAAATGGCTTAATCAAAAGTAAATAATATGAATTAGAATGAAATATACTGAAAAAGATCTTGAATATTTTTGTAATACAATATGGGATTCAGGATTTTCAAATAATAATGGTGGAATGGGTGCACCAGATTTATTTTCACTCTTTTTTCTTTTACAAACAATAAATCCTAAAGTTATAATTGAATCTGGTGTATGGAATGGTATTTCTACAAAATTAATTCGAAAAGTATGTCCTGATGCAATACTGTATTGTTTAGATCCAAGAGAAATTCCTATGAATGGATATAGAGATAAGAATAAAAATACAATATATTATACAGGGTCCAAGTTTAAAGATTTTAAAGAACTTGATTTGAGTATTTATAATACAAATGAAGTCCTATGTTTTTTTGATTGTCATCAAAATGCATATTTAAGATTACAAGAATGTCTAAAAAAAGGTATTACACATGTATTGTTTAATGATAATTATCCTGTAGGGTGTGGTTCACATTATACAATTGAACATTTATTATATGGCGATATGCGACATTATACTATAAGTACGGAAGAAAAAAATAAAATAAAAGATAGTATCAAACTATATACTATATTTCCTAATATTTATCCAGGAAATATTCAAACAGGTGAAGGTGTATTTAAATGTACAAGTTTTTTTGAGTCTGATAATGATAAATATCCAATTTTTAAAGAAGAACGTCATCGTTATAGATGGAATACATATATAAAATTAAAATAACCTACTTTTTATTCGTATAGGTTTGGATAGCATCTGTTCCTAATAAAAATATACCTATTGAAATTAAAATCATTCCTATTAATTGTTTTAAAGATGGTCTTTCACCAAATATAACCAAGGCTACTAGTCCTGTGGCTAAATTTGACCAACCGTCCCATGTAGAATTTGCCCAAGAAAG